TACAAAAATTTCTTAAAGTTTGTATACAAATATCAGATTTAATATCCTTTTTATCACACCAATCAACACAATTAGAATCTTGTGGATTATCTTCACAATATGATTTTTTAACATCATTACATTCATTTGGATTATCTCTACACCAATTTATACAGTTTGTATTACTAGTTAACATTGGAGTATTAGTTAAAGTATCAACTTGTAAACAAAAATTTTTAGTTATATCTGTTTTAGCACAATCTTTACTCCAAGGAAACCACACTCCGACCCTTTCATTATTTGTTTTAACTTTTTCATTTATAAGATCATTAGAAAAAACATCAGCACATTTATCACCAATAATAGGACCTCCATGAACTAATTTACATTTATTTTCGTCAAATTTATTTGTTAAAGAAGTAATACCATCTTTTACTTCAAGTTTTAAAATATTTGAATCACCATTACAACAAGAATTTTTCAAATTTTCATCAAATTTTGTCCTTAAACAATAAGTTTCAGTATTTCTTGATAAACTTCCCGGTTGAAATCTTAATTCTGTTTCATTAGAACTACAATTATGTCTAGATAATGAAGATGAACAATTTCCTTTATTATCTTGATAAAAGAATTCTTCAGCATCTTCTGGATCTACAGAATAATGATATGGATCAATATTCCACATATTTTTAAGTCCATCTTGTGATGGACTGAATGTTGAAAAGCGCCATTTAAATTTTTTAAAATCAGAATCTATAATTATTGTTGATTTATTATTAATGAGAGAAATAATAGGATTTTTTAATGGTAATATAATTCTACCATCAGTTGAAAATAAAAAAGTTTGATTATTAACATCATCTAAATTTGGAGATATAATTAGTTTATCCGGATTATTAATTCGTTCATTAAAAGTTAAATATCCTATAGTTGAAAAAGTTCTACTTTCAACTTTAATATATCCATATTGATTTTGTTTATTAGTTTGAACTGTAAATATAATTGAATCGTTTCTATAATTTTTTTGAGAAATTCCTATAATAGTTCTAACTCCATTAATAGGAACCCAACCTAAATGAAATTGAATATCCGATGAAGATATATAATATTTTCCGTTTGGAATTGAATATATAAGTTCAGTCATTATAGTTATTAGTCAGATAAAAATTTAATATAAAATAATATTAAATTTACTTTTTATTTTAAGTATTTACTTTTTCTTTTTGAAAATCAATCCCATTATAATTAATAATAAAACAATTCCACCAATTATAAATACTATATTATTTTTTTTAGGTTCTTCTTTTACTATAATTTTATTACAATCAAATCCATATAATACTTGATCTTTATTACAACTTTCTAATAAATTATTAATACATATTTTAGCACTATTTACACTCGTATTACATTCACTATTATTCAACACCTTTTGAATTATTTCTTCTAAATGAATTCTAACAGAATTTGTGTCAATGTTTTTATAATCAATTTTTAATGATTTTAAATAATCTCGTAATTGTCTTTCAATAGAATCAACATGAACGCACGAATGTTTATCAGGAGATACTATTTCATCTTCTCCACATTCATGACATTCAAAAGTTTCTGGATCAATATATTCATTATATTTACATTCTTTTGTTATTTTTTCACATCCAGATTTATCAGATTTTATTCTATAACCATCGTCACACGTTTTACATATATTATCTTTAGTATCTAAATATTCATCTGATAAACAATTAATAAAATAAGGTTCACATCCTTTTCCGTCCATTTGAACTTTTGAACCCGGAGGACAATACATACAATTTCCATTTTTATCTAAATATTGATCATCTTCACACTTTATATCTTCACATCCTTTCTTATCGGTTCTCACTTTAGTCCCAAAAGGGCAAGGAATACAAGTATTCACATCTAAATACTCATTATCTTTACATTCAATAGGTTCACAACCAGATTTATCACTTTTTAATTTCATTCCTGGTGGACAACTATGGCACTTATTATCAAATGAATCATAATATTCTGTATTTTTACAATCAGGTTTAATCGGTTTTCTTATTTTATCACAATTAAATCCATAAACTTCTTTAATATTTCTTGGTGTTTTATCTAAATTACAGAATTCTGGATCATCGTAGTTTTTACAATAATCTGTGCTTCCTTTAATAGAACAAATTTCAGGAATAAAATTACTACATTCCTTTGCTATTTCAAGAGATTGATTACATCCATTATTTAAAACAGAAGTTGCTATATCCAAAGAATTAATAATAACTTTTTCTTTGTCAATTTCGTTATTAATAGGTAAATTATTTTTGATATAATCTGATAATTCTAATGTAAAATCATCAGGTTCTATATCTATACAAGTATTATCAACTTTTATCTTTCCAACTGGACATATACACGTTTTTAAATCATCAGATAAAATAAATGGATTTGGACAAACACATGTTAATTTATTTGGGGTTGGAAGTAACCCGGTACCACACGGAACACATTTATTCAATTTATCATCGATTCTATCATTAATACCACAATCTTGAGGACGTAATTTAAATCCACAAGTATTCTCTTGATTTATTTTCACATCTCCTTTGATATCACCACCTGCTGAAATTTCCACATTATTTATACATTGATTAATATCAGGACATTTAACTGCTTGGTTTTTATAAGAAAATGTTTTTATTGGGGCTAAAGCACAATCAGCATTAAAACAATCGGGAAGAAGAGGAAGTAAATTACCTGAAGGCCCTAGTTTTTCTTTAAGTTGTTTGAAAAAATTATCATAATATTGTTTGGGCATAAAACATCCACAAACAGGATGTTTAACAGCTTCTTCATTTCCAAGTGAAGCACAATATGTTCTAAGTTCAGGATCACAATTACTATCTTTTAAATTACAGAATTTTTCACAAACTGGTTCATTTTCAAGAGTTCTTCCCACACAAAAATTTTGTAATACTTCTCTACATATTCCTCCCTGAATACTTCCAGATATTTCGTTTGTATTACACCAAGTAACACAAGCACCGTTTTGAGGATTATTTTCACAATAGTTAGATTTTGATTTTTGGCATTCAGTTGGATTTAAACGACACCAATCTTTACAATTAGTATTAGTTAATAATAAAGGTTTATCTTGTAATGTATCTTGTTGAGCACAAAAATTAATTACATCTGATGAATCTTTACATTCTGATGTAAATGGTGCCCATGCCCCTACACGTTGTGATGGAGATTTTGCTTCTTTATTAATATCTTCATCACCAAAATATCTACCGCAAATATTAGTTCCATGAACAATTTTACATTTATTATAATCTAATTTATCAGTTACGAAAGTTCCATCTAATTTTAAAACATTAGTTTCTCCAGAACAACAAGAAGGTTTATTTTTTTCATCCCATTTTGTTCTTAAACACCATACTTTATCTTCAAATACTCCAGAATCCCTTGATAAAAGTGTTTGATCTGATCCACAAGATGCTCCTCGAGATGTATGACAACTACAACCATAACGATCACAACCTCCATAAGAATCTCCAGATCCTTGATCAAAATAAGTTTCAAGAGTATTTAAAGGCATATTATATTTTATATTTTCATTCCATAAAGAAGGTCTATTTTTATAAACTGGAGAATAATTAGAAAATCTCCATATACCTTTTGTTAATAAAGGATCATCTTGTATTCCTCTTTGAATATTTATAAGAGATAATATTTTACCATCAGGAGTTTCAAATAAAGGTAATAATATTCTCCCATCACTAGAAAAACAAAAAGTTTGTGTTTTCATATTATTTAAAGAAGTTGATAATACTAATTTGGTATCATTATTTGGATCATAAGTTAAATAATAGACATTATTAATTTTTACATTTCCATATTGTGTTTTAGAATCAGCATTAATTGTAAAAATAGCAGGATTATTTTGATAACTTTGAGATGGAAATCCAAGTATTAATACTTTACCAGATGAACTTAATGGGCATAAAATATATCCATCACGAGATGATACATAATAACTTCCATTATGTATGCTATAAATTCTTTCCAACGACATATTTATTAATTATAAATATAAAACTTTATTCTTTTTTCAATTTTTTATTTATATTATATTTATTATATAATAAATATAGGAAATTTAAATGGGTGGTAGTGCAAGTCGGCAATTACTTTCACAACTCAATTTCACAAATCTTTTTTAATACATTTAAATTTATATTCAAATTTATCTTTATGAATTTTATATTCATATTTATCTCCATGAATTTTAATTTATTCCTTGATAAATTTGTCAATTTTTTTATATTCAGGCATTATTATAATATCTTAATATTATAATAAACAATTTTTTAAATTATAATTATTTACATAATAAATATATATTCTTTTTCAACTAATTTTTCAAATATATAATTATATAATTTATTAATATCTTTAAAATTATACTGATATGGAATTATAATTAAATTAACGTTATTAATCTGACACATTAATTCTTTTGAAATATCTCTTCCTTGTTGTGAATAAAAATCATTAATTGTTTTTTGATAATGAGGGGTCCATTTATAATGTTGAATGCCATTATATTCAACCGCAAGTTGAAGTTTTTCATTATAACAATCTAATTCTAATCCATGTAACCATTTTGGTCGTATGTTATGATTAAAATCACAATTCATTATTAATTCGACTATTTTAATAACAAGTTTTTCTGTTTTATGTTTACAACAACTTTGACATCCGTGTTTTCCAGATATATGTGAATTTGGTTTTTGTAAGAAAAATTTCTTACATGAAAAACACCATATATCTACATATGTTTTATTATTTTTATATATAACTCTATCATAATTATATAAAGGATTTCCATTTTCATCTTGGTGAATTTCTTTTGCTTCATCAATAAATTCTTCTATTGTCTTTTTTCTTTTACCAGCACACCTCGAACATCCTTGTTTTTTATTTATATGATTGTTAGGGGTTTGTTTAAATTTTTCTTGATGAAAAATACACCAAATATCAACTTTTTCCATACAATTAATATATTTTATATTAGAATAATTGTATAAAGGATTTCCCTTTTCATCTTGATGAATTTCTTTTGCTTCTTTTATAAATTCTTCTAAAGTTTTAGTTCTTGATAAAGAACTTTTTTTAATACCACAATCTCGGCAACCTTGTTTTTGACTTGTATGATTATTTGGAGCCTGATTAAAAAATTTTTGACATTTAATACACCAAATAATTACATTAAGCATACAAGTTATATAATTAACCTTATGATATAAATATAAGGGATTCCCATTTCCATCTTTATGTATTATTTGTGATTGTTTAATAAATTCCTCAGTTGTTTTCTTTTGACAACCTCCACATTTTGGGCATCCATTTTCGTTATTCACATGAGAATCAGGAGTTTGTTTAAAATAATACTGATGTATAAAACACCATATTTCAACTTTTGTTTTAGTGTTTTTATAATCAACTTTATCATATTTATATAAAGGAATACCATTTTCATTTTTATGGATTTCTTGAGATTCTTCTATAAATTTTTTTGTTGTCTTCTTTTCACTACCCGAACATTTTACACATCCAGATTCGCTATCTACGTGTTGATGTGGTGTTTGGTTGAAATAAAACTCATGTATAATACACCATATTTTTACATTAGTTTTATTATTTATATAAATTACTTGATCATATAAATACAAAGGATTTCCATATTCATCTTGATGAATATTTTCAGCATTTTTTATAAATTGTTCAATAGTTAATCTCTTAACCATTTATACTAGTATATTATAGTTTTATTAAATAGTTTATTTTAATTTTTTTATATTTATTATAATAAATATAAAAAAATTAAATGGGAACTAATGTTTCGAAGCAATTACTTTCACAGCTCAATGATCAATTGCAAAGTGTTTATAATAAAGTTATGGCTTCTAATTTTAATGCTATCACAAATTATGTAACGGCTGGTAATAAAATTAGATTACACGTTCGTGGTGATATTCATTGTGGTTCTTTATCATTTGATCAAATGAATCAAGCGAAATTAAATTATAAAAATAGTGTCACATCTTCAGATATAACAAATTTAAAAACAAATTTAAAAGCAGAAATTGAAAATAAAAGTTCACAAACTATGAAAATTGTTAGAGAATTTTTAGGAAGTGCCGGTTCTTTTAATTCAGAAGATAATATTACAATGATTCAAACTAGATTAAGACAAATAATAGATAATAATGTCACGGTTTCTCATGAAAACAAAATTTTAAATGAAACTGTTTTATTAAATGAAAATATATTAGAAGTTGATGGTAGTATTTACGTTGATAAATACTGTGATTGGAAACAAAATAATTTAATTGATATGGCCTCTGAAGCCATGGTAATGTCTTTAATTGATACTTGTGTTGAAGATTCAGTTATTAGTCGTATCGTCAATGATTCTCAACAAAAATTTGATTTAGAAGAAAAAGGACCAGCATCTTTAGTTATGGCAGTAGTTTTTTTATTACTTGCTTTATCGTTATTAGCAAAAGAAGGATTAAAAGTTATAACTGATTGGAAATTATGGTTATTAATTGGTATTTTTATTTTAATCGCTTATTTTATTAAAGTATGGCCTTTCAAAAAATCTCAAACACAATTCTGGGGTTGTGCCAAAGACGATAATGGTTCTCCTACAGGAGAATGTAAAGAATATGATAATTCAAAACAAGGACCATTTTTCACTAAATCTTTATGTGATAAAGCATCTGATAAATTATGTAGAGCGTATTATGGTTGTGATAAAGATGGACAAGGTTATAATAATGGACAATGTAGAACTTTTAGCACTATAGAATTGGGACCATATGAAAATAAACAACAATGTGAACAAATGATTGAAGAAGGAAAGGCCTGTTCAAGATTTTATGGTTGTGCTACTGATTCAAAAGGATTTAATATTTTACCAGGAACTTGTATTCAATATAAAGAAAATGATCCTAATAAACCAGATCCATTATTCCCAAATATAGAAGATTGTGAAACTTCAAAAGAAAAAAACTGTTCAAAACATTTCGCTTGTGATACCTCCAAAAAGACTTGTGTAGAAGTTGGATTCTCTCCCTATACAACGCTTTCTGAATGTCAAAAAGCCAGTGTTTGTAAGAAATAAAATTGTTTTTGTGAATAAATAATATATTATTAATATATTATTTTTACCGTCTATATTATTTTTCCTTGAGATTGAACAATTTATTAACAATTTTTTTTCAAATCATAACATATATATTAATTTCTAAATAATTTGATAAGAGTAAAGTTCTTTTGTAACAATTCGTTTTCCTAAATTTAACTTAAAACTTTCATTACCATAATTATTTGTTTTAAAATTATTGTTTATTGATTGTAACCGTTTCATGATTTGAATTCTTGATGTTGAACAATTTCTAACTATTGTTATTTTTTGTCTGTATAAAAAGCCCTTTTTCAAAAAATATAACTGCTGGATATTCCTTTGTTTTAATAGAATGGCTAAATGATCCGGTATCTTTTCCAATTGCTATCAAACTTAATTTTCCTGGTGATAAATTACAATCATCCCGTATTTTTGTCAATTCGTTGATCATATTGCTTGAACTACCTGTATTTAAATCAAGATTATCAGCATTGATAACTTGTGTTTCTGATATTTTAATCATTGAATTTGGATATAAATATATAACCATATCATCTGGTATTATTGAATCTCCAATAGACATATCTCCAGAAGATTGATATTGTATTCCACTTCTCACTAATTTATCCTCTACACAATAGTCATTTTTATTTAGTTTGTAATTTGATTTATACTTACCATTTGTGTTATTAGGGGTTTTCATTATAACTGAAATTACCCAAACAAGGAAAATAGTGAAACATACAAGAAAAATAACGATAATTGTATTAGAATTTACCATTTTTTTTTAATGATAATTATTTATTATATTATTGAATATCATAAAAAAAAACAATAATATAATGTCTACCAATACAATACTATTATTTATAACAATTTTAACATTATTAATTCTTTTAGGATTAATAATCGTTATTTTACCATTAAAAAAGAAAGTATATAGTTTGATCACTGATTTTAATGATATCAAAACAAAAGTTGATAAAGCTTCTACAACAATAGATAAAATGGATCATTATATACAAGTTTTAGCAGATTTCATTAAAAATTTAATACCAAAACCTTAATTCATTATGTTTTTGTGAATAAATAATATATTATTAATATATTATTTTTAATCTGAATATAATTTTACTCTAAATATTTTACAAAGAACAAATTTCATAATAAATTATATTGATTTATTTTTATTTTATTATTACAAAGAACAAATTTCATAAAATATTGTCATTTTTAAAGGTGAATTTCCACTAGTAAGAAATAATCCATTTTGAGCTACTAAATAAATAGGAAAATCAACAATTTGATTTGTGGCAACACCTGTTAATCCACTATTGGAATAATTTGTTGATATACTACTGAAATTATTTGTAATTCCTTGAAAAATTCCAGATCCTGGAAAAGCTGAATTATTTATTGTGGTTCCATAAAATAGTCCACAATTTTCAGCACCTTCAGCATTAGCATATGGTATTGAATTATAATTCATTGATACCGAAACCGATGTGATCATATAATAATTATTAGCACCAGGTGATGGTAGTAATAATAAAGGACTTGACAAATTAGTGATTTGAGCAGGTGTTATGTTAATAACAGAAGATTTATATGGATTATAAATACTTAAATTAGAATATAAATTTTCTAAATTTGATGTATTCAATTCAGAATAACGAACTTTAAATTTAGACATTTATTATTAATTAAAGATAATAATAAAAATATATTGGATTAATTTTCTTAATACTATTGATTTTTATATTATTAGATTAATCTAACATTCTTCCATTTTTATATATAAATGTAGTCATTTGTTTTTCATTTATATCATAACAATTATATATTCCATGGCATTTTCCATCAATAAGTATATAATCTATTATAAAATTAGGTTTAAATAATTTATTACCAATAATATTTCCATTTTTATAATCAATTCTAAGTATTTTATCATCTTCATAATGATATTCAATATAAATTTCGTCATTATAAAATGTTTCAGATAATATTTTTTTAGTATAACGATCTAATTTCTGTTCTTTTATTTTCTTTCCAAAAAAATATTCACTTTGATGAATATAATAATAACTTGTTGATTTAATTACCATATCTGATAATAAATATGAAATTACAATATTTGCTAGATTTCTATTAATAGTAAAAAGAGGAAGTAAAATTTTACCAATATCTTTATGTATATTTTTCGGAAAATAATTATCAAAACTTTCTTCCATTTTATTTTAAAATAATTATTTTATTAAATAATTATTAAAATCAGTTTTTTATTTCTTCATATCTTAATTATAAAATATATCATAGTTTTTGTTCCGGTTGATTTTAAATTTCCTTTATTTTTTTCACTTATTATATTTAAAATCGTTACAAGTCTACGACAGAAAACAAGTTATTTCTTTATGTTGACATAATAATTTTGATCGATTTCAAAAGTCAAACAATTTTAAAAAACTGAATTATTAAAATTAATTGAATTAGTAATTATAAAAGATGATAGATTTTTATGATCCGAGTCTACGACGAGAAAAACAACAAAAATATGGTGAATTTTCAAATTTTTATAAATCTCCAATAACTATTGATTCTAAAAAATTTGAAAATGTTGAACATTATTTCCAATATATGAAATTTAATGATATTTCTTCTCCTGATATGGTATGGTATCAACAACAAATATATAATCAAAAAACTCCAGGAAAAGTTAAATATTTATCAAATCAACAAAAAGGTGCTAGATGGGCTTGGATGAAACCTTTATCAGAAATTGTAGAAGAATCATTAAAACGGGGGATTAAACCAATAAATGATTGGGATTATATAAGAAATTTAGTAATGATCAATGGAGTTGTCGAAAAAATAAGACAAAATCCGATCATAAAAAAGAAATTATTAGAAACAGAAAATAAGATATTAAGAGAAAATTCACCAAGAGATAGTTATTGGGGAATAGGAAAAGATCAAAAAGGAAAAAATATGTTGGGAAAAATATTAATGTGTTTACGTGATATTTTATTATCTCAAAATGAAAAGAAAGAAAATGAAACGAAAAATAATATAGAAAAGAAAGAAGTTATAAAAGAAAAAAATGAAACTAAAAAAAATGAAAAGAAAAATATAGAAAAGAAAGAAAATATAAAAGAAAAAAATGAAATAATATTATGGGTTGATGGTGCTTGTAATAGTGATACAAAAGATTGTGCGTGGGGAAGTGTAGTTAATAATGATCAAATAGATATGGTTTCATTATATAAAGAATTATCGCCGGATTTAATATATGAAAAAAAAGTTTTAAATATTAAAATAAAACCACAAGTCTCCGACGGAAAACAACATATAACACCAGATAAACAAGAAAGAGAGATTATAATAGCAAAAGCGACAGATGTAAAATCACAACAGAATAATTATGCTGAGTTATTATCTTTTTTATTTGCGCTTAGAATAGCCAATTCTAAATCAGAAAAAGTAAAAGAGATTAAATCGGATTCAGATTTAATAATAAAGTATTGGAGTAATCCAAAACATAATACGAATATGACAAAAGATTCTAATAAAAATAAATATATAAATGAAAGTAAAAAATTAAGAGAGATTTTTGAGAGAAATGGAGGAATTATTACAAAAATTTCAGGATCTGTTAATTTAGCAGATTTGGGAAAACATAAATGTTAATATTTTGAATATTTTGAATACGTTTATAAATTTAATAGATATAAATAAACACCATTTAGAGTTAAATTTTTATAGGAGTAAAATAAAATTTTCTAAATAGTGTTATTTAGAAAACTGATTTTTAATAAAATTTTAAAGAGATTATTACTTATTATTTCTTATTATTTCTTATTCGGTGAAAGAAATAAAAATACGAATTTTTAATAATTATTGAAAAATAAAATATTTAATAATAATAATATGGCATCTCCTAACAGAATTCAAAATAAAAGAATTGGCATTGATGTTAAAGAATTATTCAATACTAGAGAATTATCAAAACAAGAAATAGAAGAAAAATATCCAAAGAAAAAATTACAACAACGATTTGGTCGAAAAGGATATAGGGAAAAAACTAAAAATTTAGCATCAAAATACTATATCATTGTCAATGTGTTCAATAATAATCTTCCCAAAAATTTTGATGAAATTTCTAAATCTGATATTGAAGAAATTATTAAAGAATTTTTAAGTGAACAAGGAGAGAAACAATTACGAAATGAAATTAGAAAAGCATTTAAAGCAAATTTAACAGAAGAACAACTTGATTATATTCAAAAATTAAAATTATTAATTGAAGAAGAAAAAGATCCTGAATATATTCAAAGATATGAAGATGAAATTAGAGAATTTACAGATTTAAACAAAGATGAGGAGGAATATTTCAAAGAATTAATAGAAACAACAATTTTTTTATTAAAAGGTATTATTACACCAGGATTATCAGAAGAAGAAAGAAAGAAAAGACGAAAAGATTATGAAAAAGTAAAAGCGAGATATTTACCAAAACCTTTAAAAGAAAAGGAAAAAGAACAATATCCACCGGTTGGACCAGCACCTATAAAAGGAAAAGGATTAAAGAAAACAAAAATAGAACATGCTTTAACACAATTTTTGGTGAGGAAAGATAGAGAATCGAGAGAAGAATTAATTAATTTAATGATTGATTCAAAACAAGAACAAAGTTTATATGATACGATAGAAGTGAGAGAAGGAAAAACAAATGTATATTTGGATAATGAGGGAAATAAAAGATCATTTTATCCAACCTTATATGATGCTTTTATTAAATTAAATGGAACTCCAACATATGAAGATGTAACAGTTAAAGTAAATGGAAAAAAGAAAAAAGTAAATATAATTTCGAAATGGAAATTTCCAATTACTAACAATATTGTATCTATTTTAAAAAATTTAATTTTTATTGAATTAGAAAAACAATTAGAAACTAAACAATTAAAACGAGAGGCAGAAATACAAGCACAAAGAAGAAATGAAATTTTTGAAGCCGGAAAATCAAGTAATGAAACATTAATAGAAGAGGCAGAAGCATTAATTAAGAAATCGAGAGCAGAAAATTTATTATCTGATGAATTAGCAAATTTGGTAAGTGAAACTGATCGTAAAAAATCAAAGGAAAAAGCCGCTTGGAGTAAAGCCATTGAAAATGAAAGAGAAAGATTAAGAGAGAAAAAAGAAGAAGATGATGAAGAAAAAAAATATGAAAGAAAAGAAGAAGAAGAATTAGAAATTGAAGAAGGATTAAACGAAGAAGAAGAAGAAAATGAAGAGGAAGTTGAAATAGGATTAGAAATAGAATCAGCAGTAGAAGCTTCAACATCGGTTGATTTAATAGAAGAAAAGGTGGTTACAAAAGGAAAAAATGGGAAAGTTAAAGAAAAGACAGAAAAATTTTATGTTATTAGATCAAAATTAATAGGATTTGCGGATAAATTGAAAGCATTAGGAGGGACTTATCAAAAAGGAAAACAAAGATGGATTTTTTCGGCGACAAAAATGTTTGAACGGACTGATAAAAAGAAAAAATACAAGAGAAATGAACCAGTTGAAGGAAAATATGTAGATGCTAAGAAAATTAAAGAAAAAATTGAACATGTAGTTCAACAGTATTATAAAAGAGAAATATTAGATAATGCTAATAAAGAAAAATTAGTTAAAGATGTTGAAAGAAGATTAGAAGGAAAAGAAATTTTATCAAGACAATATAGATATGAAGATGAATATAAATATAATTTAAAAAATAAAAGAAATACAGAATTGACAGTATTTAAGGATATTAAAAATTTATTAGAGAATGTTCAGAGATCAGTTAAAGAAAGATCTGGACATGAATTGATTTCGAAACAATTGAGAAATCCATTATTTGGATTGTATGATAGACGTTTACAAAGAAAATTAAAATCGAGAAATCCATTGTTACATATAACAAAAAGACAAGAGAGAAATCAAAGAAATGAATTTATAAATATTAAATATAATCGATCACAAGTAAAAGAATTAATATCATCACCAGATATTTTGGCCAATATGTTATTAGGACAAGATGATGGAATTGATGAATTATTAAGGGTAGTTTTAACGTTATATATGAATAGAATATTGAAAAATAATGTGATGATAATAGAATTATTAAAGAATTTAAATGTGGAAAATACTACGGATTATATTGAAAACTTATCAAATCAAATATTAAATAATTTCTTTACATTTTATACTTCTGGATTTTCAGAATCAATTGAAGATATTGTCAAATCTTTAATAACACCATTTATAATTCTTGATAATACAAATGATATGGGTAAAAGAGCAAATATATTTAGAAATCGGTTAATACAGAATTATTATATAGATATTGTAACATTAACTATTGAAGAAATGTTTCCAGAAGTATTTAATAATCCACATATTTCTACAAAAGATCAAAGTATAATTAAAAATTATATAAATATTTATATAGAAGAAACAACAAATAAATTAATTAATGATGTTTTTAGATCATTATATAGTAGAAAAGTATTATATAAAGAAGATCAAAATATATATGAAGTTCCTGAACAATTATTAGAACTACCATTAACAAGTGAAAAAATATTCCATGATTATGATTTCTGTCAAGATACTTGGAATTTGTTTGGAGAAAATAGTTCAGAAGATACAATTATTTATTATGATACAGAAGATAATAAGAATTATTGTTTTTCAATTGATGAATTATTAGATCTTAAATCTCCATATGTGAATGAATATACAGGAAGACAATTTGATAAAAAATTCATTATTAATATTCAGAGTAAATATAATTTGGGAAATGAAAGAAAAGATAAAAATAATAGTTATCAAAAAGAAGAAAAGAGAGAGAAAAAAGAAGAAAAGAAAATATGTGAAACTTGTGAAAAATTAGTTGATGATGAAGATTCATTTAGAACGATTATATATGATTTATATGTATCTGGTAAATTAATGGGTAATACAGTATATTATTGTTCTAGAAATGGATGTTTACAAAATAGTAAAATACCAGAACAAGTAAAACTTAAAAAGAAAGTAAAGTTTTCAAGTTAATGTATATTTTCATTTATAATACTAAAAATAACTTTAATCTTGTCTCGATTTTCGATCTGTATTTCCTAACGCTTTAAACTTGTGTTAATGTAGAAAAATGAAAGAAAAATAAATAATTATAATATTTTAATAATATTATAATGACATCATTTAAAGTGAGAACATCGGAATATAATACATCAAATTTACAAGATTTAGGGGCATCATTATCTCAATTTATAATTTCTTCCAATAATTACAAGATAATTAATTTAACACCTTCTCAACTTAATTCTATTTCAACAACACCAATATTATTAATTCCATCACCAGGAACTGGAAGTTATAATATTGTTAATAATTATGTATCTTCATTAAATTTTTTAACAGGAGCAACACCATATACAGCAATTGCTAGTAATAATATAATTTATGGATCATCTGGAGATATTTTAGTTGGTGTTAATTTCGATAACACTTGTATTGCCGATAATGTTTCTAATGTTAGTTGTCAAGTTTCAACTGGTATCACTGCTTATAATATTAATAATATATTAAACACTCCAATATATTTAGCAGGATCGGGATTTACAAGTGGAACATCTTCTGTAAAAATTGTTATTTATTACACAACATATACTTTTCCTTAATATATTTATAACATTAATTTTTTCCTTAATATATGAAGAAGAAAAAACTGATATTTAATAATAAAATAGGAAATATTTTATTATTTTTCTGAGTATCTTTTTTTTGTTTTAACGAAAAATGGATATTTTGAATTATATTTACATTATAATATCCATAATAGGATTTAATGTAAATTTATTTGTAATATATTGTATATTGATTAAAATACAGAAAATTACAAGTGGAGATGTTTTTACTTTATCATTATGTTTTAATAATATTTTCTTTTTATTTTTCTTTGTAATTCAATTATTTACAAATGATGAAATTCAAAATTTTATTATTTCATTTTTAATTACATTACAAGTTGTTAATTATTTTTTGATAGGATTTAGAAGTTATTGTAAAGTTGTTTTATTTAAAGAGATTAAAATTAATAAAGCAATGAAATATATATTAATTTTTTCTATTTGTAATATTGTAATTATTATTGGATTTGGAATTATATCTTTAAATTATTGTATGTTTAATTTTAATTCTATTTTAAATTTAATGTGGATTCTTCCATTAACATCAATAACTTATTTTTCATCAATATGGTTTTATTATGAAATTTATTTAACAAGAAATAATAGTCAAACAATTGTTAATGAAATGATCTCTCCCCGAAATAAAGAAAAGGAACAAAAAATAGAAACAAAGGAACAAAAAATAGAAGAAATAGAAAATAAAAATAAAATTATAAAGAAAAATTTGAGTCAATTAATAAATAGAAAAATGTTGAAAAATATTATATTTTATTTGATTATATTTACATTACAATGGATTGTATTAGTTATTATAACTATTTTAACATTATTAAATATTGATTTGTTTTATTTGAATATAATTAATGTGATATGGATTTTTGTATTATTAATTAATACAATATTATCATCAGTTATTTATGGATTTGCTAATAATAAAGTTAGAGAATGGTTTAAAAAAAAACCTGGAAAACTTAGAATTCTTATTAATAAATTAACCGAAAGAAAAATGAAAGTCGAAAAATATATAAATAACAACGAAAAAGAAGATACTTTTTCACCATCACAAGCAATTGATAGTGCTTGTGGAGTTCATATTATTGATATGAGAGGAAATTTTATAACTGAATATAAATCTAATCAAAATATTGATCAAATACAAGTATATGAAATTCCAACTTTAAGAATAAATCCTGATTTGTCACCTCCAAGTTCATCAAATTCATCACCTTTAAATACTCCTTCATTTGATTCATCTCCAGAAATACATTCACCGAAAAGTAGAGAACAATTAAATGAAAGAAAAATGAATTTTAAGAATTTAAAACCATCACCAAAACAACAAGCAAACGAAAGAATGAAAACATTAAGACAAATAAGTCCAAATATATCTCACAGTCCTACTGATTTACGAGCAATCCGAGTTAAAAATTTAATAGAACAAATTAATTTACCAAATACATTAAAAATTCCTATTCCAAATTTAATAGAACAAATTAATTTACCAAATACATTAAAAATTCCTATTCCAAATTTAATTTCTACTGAAAGAATTAAAGAACTCAGAGAATTAAATAATTATAGTTAAAATAATAAATATTTATTTATTATTTATTTATTATTTATTATTTATTTTTGAAATCATTTTACTTTTTTTATTCAAAATTTTCCATATTATATTCAAATTCGGGATCAACATCTACAATACACTGTTTTCTATATTCTTTTGATTTACTTTTTAATGTATTTTGATAATATTCAAATTTATTACGAGATTTCCATATTTGTAAATCGTTTGTGAAATGATTAATAGGATCATCCCAAATTAAACCATCATCATTATGTGTTATATATATTTTTTTATTAGGATTTAAATGAAATATATTAATAAGTTCATAATTTTTTGAACTATGTGAAATTATATCTTGAAATAAAATATCAGTATCATCATTTTCTTTATTCTTTTCTTTTATTTGAAAATCAGATTTTATTGTATATTTTTTTTCCATTATTATTATTTCTTCAATACTTGATTTGATCATATATTGTTCTGCTTTTTCTCTACTTGTAAATAAAGCAATTGGATAATCTTTATCTTCTATAAGAAGTATTAATTTTTGTTTATATCTGTTAATAATATCTTTTTCAAGAATTAATAATTGTTCTCCAGTCATCCCAGTATATGAATCTATAAGTTTAATTAAATTTAAATTTAATTTCGAATGTTCATATAATGAATTCATTTTCCAATTATTAGAATTATTTATAAATTGATTAAAATCAGTTTTAATCAATTTATTTTACTAAAACAAAATTTAAACAATTAAAAAGTTGGATGATCATAAAAGTTTTAAATAAATAGAAATATTTAAAAATAAAATGAATGATCAAAAAGTTAAACTATTAGAAAATTAAATTTTTAGAAATGTTTAAAAATAAAATGAATGATCAAAAAGTTAAACTATTAGAAAATTAAATTTTTAGAAATGTTTTAAAATAAAATGAATGATCAAAAGTTAAACTATTAGAAATTTAATTTTCTAAAAATTAAATTTTAGAAAATTAAATTTTTAGAAACAATTAAAAAGTTGAATGATCATAAAAGTTAAACTATTAGAAATGTTTTAAAATAAATGTTTTAAAATAAATGAATGATCATAAAATGAATGATCATAAAATGAATGATCATAAAGTTAAACAAATTAAATTTTAGAAATGTTTAAAACAAAATTTAAACAATTAAAAAGTTGAATGATCATAAAAGTTAAACTATTAGAAAATTAAATTTTTAAATAAATGTTTTAAAATAAATGATCAAAAAGTTAAACTATTAGAAAATTAAATGTTTAAATAAATGTTTTAAAATAAATGATCAAAAGTTAAACTATTAGAAAAATAAATGATCAAAAGTTAAACTATTAGAAAAATAAATGATTAAATAAATAGAATGATCATAAAGTTAAATTCAAAATTAAATTTAAAAATGATTTTTTTAAATAATTTAAAAATGATTTTTTAAAATATTTAAAGAAATAAAATGATTAACGAATGTATTTTATTTGGATTTTGTTTACTTTTTTGTAATGGATTTTTTATTTTTCTAACACAATTTAAGAATTTTTTTAATAAAAACTTAAATAAAAAAATAGTAAATACTAATTTATATGAGATTCATATAACTGTAAATCCAGAAAATAATTATGTTAAATTATTATCATTTATAGATCAATATAAAGATTATAAATTAAAACCTGTATTTGCAGTTTCAACAGTTAAAAATAATCAATATATGTTATCATGTTTTGTATTAAAATATGAAAAAGAATCTATTGAATATGCGAAAAAATTAGGAGAGTTATTAGAAAAAGAAAATATTAAAGTTGAAAGAATAAAAGTTGAATCTCATAATGTTAGTAAATTTCCAACACAAGTTAATAATGGGAAAGAATTTATTATTGATCCTAATAATTATTTTGAATTTCATGTAAAAGTTATTGTAAATGGTAATACGTTTGAGAAATTAGAAGAAGATGTGAAAAAATATACAGGAGTTGCAATATCATATAATTTATGTTCGAAAAAATTACTTCCATTATTAACAATTAGAATATATAATAAAGGATTTCCTATCGCATCAAATTATAAAGATAAAATTATGAATGAATTAAAATTTAAAAATTATAAGTTTGAAGATAAAATACAACAAGAATATAGTGTTTTTGATACAAATCGATTTTTAGATAAAGGATGGTTAAATACAGAAAGTTAAATAAAAATGATATTTAAATAAAATGTATAAATATAATAAATGATTGAAACGTTTATTATATTATTTTTCTCATTGGCTTTTATAATTATAACATCTCCTTTATAAATTATTAATTTAAATATTATAAGATATTAATTATAATGTCAATATTAAATTATCTTATTGGTGGAATTGTTCTTGGTTTGTCATATTTGGGATATAAACGATATACAGATAACCATTTTATTGTAAATAAAGAAAATAATGAGGAAGAAACTGTTAATGGAAAAATTGCAAATAAATTATTATCAAAATATACAAAGTTAAATTCAAATTTAATAAATATAATATCAAATATAGTTCAAATAATTCATATGAGTGTCAAGATGCCTGAAAATATGTATAAAGAATTATTAAATAATCCAAATAAATATTATAAAATGAAATTTACAATTAATCCAAAAAATGAAAATTATGTTGTTGGTAAATTATTACCAGAGTTGAATTTAATTCATGGACATATTTTTCGTTTTGAACACACATGGATATTTACTGAAGGTTTTGGAAAAAATTTTGTTAAATTATTAAATTATAATGAAATTTTATTTTTAGATAAAGTAATGGAATTTTCATCAGATTGTTAAATTAAAAACTAATATTTTAAAATGATTTAATATTATTAATTAATAATATTAAAATGACAGATTATAAAATTGTTCTTCCGGAATGTGATCTTGAAAATAAACATATTATAAAGGATGTTTATAAATGTCAAAAACGATGTAGTTATTTTAAACCACAAATTCATTATTTTGAAAAAGATCGTGATCAAATTGCTCTTTCATTTTTAGATGAATATAACAAATGTTTTACAAGATGTAATGACCTTGACAAAGAATTTGAAATATTATTAATAAAAGTTCAAGTGAACTTTTATCCTTTCTGAAATGACTCTGTTATTAACAATACTTTAATACATCGTTTCATCATCTTTTAACATTCCTAAAGGACAAATTGATGAAGAAGGAGGATAAGTGAAATCTAATTTAACAAATTTGCCGGTAATATCTAACATAATATTAACAAATTTTTGGGGGAATCTAATATCATTTGAAATATAAAAAACTTTTTTTGTATTTTTATTTTCAATTTCTACAATATAACAACATTTTGAATTTCCATTTTTAAATAGAGCATAATCACATTTTTTATTATCAGTTAACCAAAAAGTCTTTGTTAATTTCATATCTTTTCCTTTTATTTTTTCATACCAAATTACTTTTACTAATGTATCAATAATATCCCAATTATCTGTTCTTGTTATATAAAATGCTGTTTGGAATCTATTTTGATCAGAAAATTTTAAACCATTACAAATTGGACAATCACATTTAGTTGATATTCCTTTAACATTTTCGTTATTATTACCATTATATAATTGATTTAATAATTTATCTTCTCTTTCCATATTACGATCAAAAGAAATTTGATCAATACAATCTTGAGTTTTATTTTTAATTTGATCTTTTAATTTAACTCTTTCCTTTTTACCTTTAAAATCAAAGTAAAAAGGAACAGATTGAAAAGAAATTAAATTAGTGAGATTGGCATCTTTTAACATTCCATTACATTTTTCCGTTTTTGTATAAATACATTGTTCCATTTTCTAATATTTATTATTAATTAATAAATATTATTTCTTTTTTATTTCTTTTTATTCAGAATCTTCATCTTCTTCATCATCACTTTCTTCTTTTTTTGACTTTTTAACTTCTTTATCTACTTTTTTCACTAATTCTTCTTTAACTTCTTCTTTATTATCAGAATCGGAAGAAAGAGTTTTTGGTAAAACATATGATAATTTCCATAATTTACAATTATCAATATCTTCTGATGTTAATTGGGAAACAGTTCCATCATCTTGTTGTTTTCCCATAATTTTTTTACTTTCACGATCCATTACTAATCGAGTTTCAGGATGTTCATAATTACCGTGAGAATTACGTTTAATGACAACTTGAGGTTTAGCATCATTTAATTTTTTGATCACTTTATTTTCAGTTTCTGCTAATTCTTGTTGTTTTTTTGTCTTATTATTTTTAACAGTTTTAGCCTTTGCTTTACTTTTTTTTTCTTTATTATTATCTTCATTACCAATATGTCGTTTACAATAATTACCTGTTTTACTTTCTGTTGAAACACGATTAGGACACATTTCACCTAATGATTTACCTTTTAGAAATTCATGAATACATTTTTTAATTTCTTCATCGTCGTCATCTTCAGATTTCTTACGTCTACCTCTTTTAGCTTGTTTTTGTTCATTAACAAAAGAAAAATCTTTTAAAAATACAGTTAAATCTTCCATTTTAACTTCATATTTTTTACTTACCTTTGTTAAAAAGTTATTTACAGCAAGTTTAAATAGATTGGAAATTTCTTTAGTCATTTTCTGTTAAAATTGGATATAAAATAAATTCTTAATTATAATTTATAATTTTATTAAACCATATTTAATTTTTAATAAATCATTTTTAAATTAAAAACTAAAATTTTAACTTTTAATAAATTATTTTATAAAAAATGAATTCAATAGAAAGATTTAAAAAATATAATTTAAACATTATTAACGAATATGAACTTAACTTATATACTATCAAACAAATAAGTTTGTTCAGTGATGGGATAAAGAAAAATGATTGTATAAGAAATCTTAGTAAAGATTTCTTAGAAACATTTAATGAATCTATAATTAATATTATATGTAAATATACATCGATATTTGGATCAACTAATTATTTTGATAATTTATTAACACTTAATCGGATGTTTATCACGGTCTTCTCTACCGATAGGGAGAAAAAATTACAAAATATAGATGGATTTACTTATAGATATATAAATCAGATTATTCTAGGCAGTAAATCTATAAAATTTCAACAAAAAGTTGATTTAATTGATTCGATCGAAATTGAATTAAAAATACCATATAAAGAAGATAAATTAATAATATTATATAATAATGGACTTGAAATTGATAAAATATTAATAAAAAAAAATGAAAATATTACAAAGAAAATATTTGATAATCCAATTCCTTTTAATTGGATATTTGAAACATATTTAGAATGGGATGAAAATATTACAAATAATATAAAGATTATTGTAACTGGGATTTTTATTACATCAGAAACAGAAAAAATTAGAAAATACTTTAATAAATTAGTATTAAATTACCATTAAATATTTAATTAATAATTAAATATTTTAATTTCTGAAAAATTAAGTTATTGTGTAATATGATCCTAAACTATTATTATCAAAAGGTGCTCCAACAAGTAAAGAACTTCCATTAGAATTTAAAGCAACTGCAAATCCAAATTGACTTTGTATAGAAGTTCCAGAAAATGGAACTTCTAATGCTACTTGTTTCCAATTTGTTGAATTGGCTGGTCTTGAAAATAAAAATACAGCACCAATACCTGTGCTACTTTGTGGGGCATCTACTGCCAATGAATTACCATCTCCTGATAATGTGACATCAAATCCTTGATTTACTGGAGTTCCAACATATCCAGAACCAATTAATCTTGCTTGTTGAGTATATGAAGTGTTAGCCACAGTATTAGTTCTTTGGAATATATAAGTAGATCCAACTTGTCCAAAATCATTGGGACTTCCAACTGCTAATACAGATCCATCACCAGATAATGACAAACTACTTCCTTGTGCCTGAGCTCCAGTTCCACCAACACCAACGATATTTTGTAGATAGGAATAAGTTCCAGAAGAATTTAAAGTATAAATAGAAACACTTCCTGTTCCTAAATTATCATTTGGAGTTCCAACAGCAATAGTAGAACTATCACCGGCAATAGCAACAGAATATCCAAATAGATTAGAACCAGTAGATATAGTTTGTAATAAAGATCCAGTAGTAGTAGTTAAATTATAAACATAAGCAGAACTACTAGAACTGGCACCAACAACTAAAGTAGTTCCATTAGCAGATAATCCGTTATAATAACCATAATAAATAGAACCGGTTGCTGTAAATATGGGACGAGTTGTATTATTTGTATTATATACATATATTGCTCCTGTATTATTTACTCCAGTAATTCCAGGAGCACCACCAACAATTATACTACCATTAATACTTGATTCTACAGATTGTCCTAAATTATGAGATCCACTATTCATAATAAATTGATTAAATCCAGGACCATTAACAAAAATAGCCCCAGATGATTGTCCAGTAATTCCAGGAGCTCCAATTACTGCAATTTGTCCAGATCCATCACATGCCACATCATATCCAGCAAATAGATAATTGGATGAGTTATTCAAAGTTCTGTTTAGATTTCCTGAAGTAGTAGTATTTGTTAAACTATCCGGTTGCCAAATATTACCATTAAATGTTAAATTTGTTACTGGCTGCGTAGGAGATAAAACCACTTGTCCGAATTGGCCTTCATATTGTCCACCTCCAAATGTTCCAGTTAAACTTGTTCCTAGTGTCAAATACGCATTTCCTGCTCTAGCATCTTGTAATCTCACAGTTTTTTTAGATCCAGCAGATAAATTAGCTATTTGCGAATTACCATTATTTAAATAATAATATACTCCTGGTAAAAAGTATGGACCAGTAGATGAAACTACTAATGTTATTCCATATTGAGAAATTAAAGTTGATCCAGTTGGTGAATATAAGCCTGTATATAATGATGAAACAGATGATTTTAATAATAAAGAATCATTGGATTGTGTGTTAGATGAAACTATTTCATATGCGTCATTACTCAGTGATCCAGTAAGACTGTTATTGATTTGATTTTGTATAGTATTATATAAAATATTATAAATTGAAAACGACAAATCGTTTAAATCGACTGTATTATCGATAGCCGATCTAATTCTAAATTGTGGTAATGACATTTATAATAAATAGTAAATAATTTTAAATAAAAAAAAATGATATTTAAAAAATATTACTTATATATTTAATAAGTTTAACTTTCATTTAACTTTATTTAACATGTCTTTTTCTAAATTAAGTAAACATGCCATTTCATTTGTTCCCTCAGAAACATCTTTTGATAAGAAAGAATTAAAAGATGTTGATTTGGAACAAGGTCTTATTTTAACACATTTTGAAGATTGTAACAATTTATCAGAGAAAAATATTAAAGAAAAAAGAGGAATTATTACAGATATGAATGGAAATTTAGTTTGTAAAACATTTCCATTTATTGATGAATATACTCCTTTTGAATTGGAAAATAAAAATAATATTTTAATGACTAAAAATTTACGATTTTTTGAATCACATGAAGGAACTTTGGTTCGATTATATTATTATAATAATCATTGGAATTTATCAACTCATAAAAAAATTAATGCCTTTGATTCTCATTGGGGAAGTAAAGAATCATTCGGTCAAATGTTTATCAATGCTCTTATTCATGAAGTTAAAACTAATAAAATATTAGAATATGAAAAAGAAGAAGATATTTTTGATAGATATTGTATGATGTTAGATCCTAATTATGTTTATTGTTATTTAGTAAAAAATACTTTGGAGAATCGAATTGTTTGTGATTCTCCAACAAATCCAACATTATTTTGTTTGGGAATTTTTGATAAACAAGGAACTTTACAAGTCTACGATGAAAAACAAGATGAAAAAGTAAATTCATATATTGAAAGTCCTTTAGAAATAAAATTCAAATCGGTAAGAGAAGTATTTGAATATGTTAATAATATTTATTATAGAAAATTACAAGGTCTTTTAGTATATAAACCAGATGGGACATTATTTAAAATTTTAAATATGAAATATCATGAACTTTATAGTATTAGAGGAAATCAACCAAGTCTAAAATTCAGATATTTACAAATTCGTAAAAATGAAGAATTGGTGAAAAAATTAATTTCCCTTTATCCTTATAAAGAATCCAGATTTGAATTCTATGAAAATAATCTTCGTCTTCTTTCTATTAAAATTTTCAATGCGTATATAAAAAGATTTATTCATAAAGAATATATTATTTTGGAAAAACCACAATATGCTTTAATGATGAACATTCATTCTAAATATATAGAAAATAAAATCAAAATAACTCAAGAATTAGTTTATAATACTATTAACGATTTAGATCCCTCAAAATTAATGAGTTTATTAAGAAGTTTATCGAAAAATAATTAATAAAAATTAAAACATAATAAAAGATAAAAATGATATTTAATTAATTTAATATTAATTAAATAAATGAGTATAACGTATTCGATTCAACAAGAAAATAAAAGAGAAAAAATTATAAGGGTTGATGTCATTGTTTATAAATTTTTTATTCCATATACATTGAAATCTTTAGAATTTACCGATCCTTCAATTGCTATTACCACTGATATTTTAACACTCGAAGAAAAAAAATATTATGGGAATTTACCCATAATTTATACGGATGAATTCAAAGAATATTTAAAAAATCATAAATATTCTTATGAAAAATATGTAGATTTATTATAAATTTATTTCTTTTTACATTTTATTATTAATTCAAATTCTTTTAGATTTTACAATTTAATTCGATATTTAGCATATATTTGAATTCTAATGGTAAAGTATTTCCAATTATAAGTTCATATTTTTATTATACATATATTTTAAATAATAAGAATTATATGATGATAATAAAAATACAATGATAGAATTTATATAATCTATTAGGTTTGTTATGTAATAATTTTTATTTCTTATAACTTTATTTTTGAAATTCTTAAATAAGATCTTACAACATTAATTAATTTTTTAATGATTTATTTTTTAATGATTTATTTTTTAATTTCAGGAACTGAAGATCTAGATAAAATTAATAGAATTATATTTGAAGATAAAAGAAAATCATTATCCAATTTAATTTATAAATATATATTAATTACAACAGAAACATTAGAAAATTTAATTAAACAAAATTCACATATTTGTAATACTATTTCAAATTATCCTTTAGATTTACCAATAGAAAATTTAATTTTAAAATCTGTAGAATTAGGATATGCTGGGTTTTGGATAGATAAAGAAAATGCTAATATATGGAATAATAAATTTGAAATTGAATGTAAAAATGTATTATATTTGAATAAAAAATATAATGATGATACTAATTCCATTTATCTCAATATGTAAATTCTGAGTTAAAACTAATTATTAAATAAATAATTAGTTTTTAATATTAAAATAAAATTAAAAGATTATAAATTGAAATGAATATTTAAAAAATTTATTAAGTAAAATTTTGTAAAAGTATGTTTATAACATCTATAACAAGGTAAAGTATTTCCAAAAATATATTTATATTTATTTCCATATGATTCTTGTAAACCATACCAATTATTTAATTTAAAATAATAAATTTCATGATCTGTTGGTTGATCACAAAATATACAATAATAAAATTTAACATCTTTTAATTTTTTAAAATTTTTCGTGTTATAACGATATAACAATTGATGTAATACTAATTTTTTATTTCTCATAACTTCATTATTTGAAATTCCTATATAAGATCTTACAACATTAATTAAATTATTATTCAACTTTAAATATTTTTTTTTTGAAAATAATTTATTCATTTGATTTTAATTTATTTTTTAAATTAAAAGCAGTTTTCTTTTATTGTATTCATTACGTTTAATTTAATTTTAATATATTTATGACACCAATGACAAGGTAAAGTATTTCCAAAAATATATTTATATTTATTTCCATATAATTCTTGTAAACCATACCAATTATCTTTAAATAAGAAATAATGATGAGATGTTGGTTGATCACAAATTATACAATAATAAAAATTTCTTTTAATAATATCTTTATAATATTTCAATTGAAATAATACTAAAGTTTTATTTCTTATAACTTCTGTTTTTGAAATTCCTAGATAAAATGTTATAATATTAATTAAATTATTATTCAAAGTATTAATTAAATTTCTTTTTAAATTCATTTTTGTATTTTTAATTAAAAATACAAAAAATAGGTTTTCTTATTTTAAAATTTATGTGAATAGAACATTACATCTGTCCAAATAGAATTAGATGGTTTCATAGTCATAATATAATCAACAACATTACCAATATAATTTAATTGTTTTTCGCCAATTTCTAATTCATAAGTTTGGATTTGATCAATTAATAAGTTTAATGATTTATCAGAAGGTTTAGTATTTTCTTTATATAATTTTGTTAATTTTTTCTTATTATCATCATTATTGAAAAATTTATCTGATAATATAAAACAACTTAATATAATTTCATCTTTACCAATTTCTGTAAATTCATTCCAATCCATTACTGTGACTAAAATATATGTTAATGCTTCAACAACACATCCTTCTTTACCAATTCTTTTAGTTTCTGTCATACATTTACTTTCTGTTAATTTTTCATTTTCATATTTAATATTATCAATAGTATCTTCAATAGAATCTCTTTTTAGAGTCATAAAAGAATTAAATATATAACCCCAAATTTTTTCTATAAGAATAGATTTTGTTGTTTTTCCCAAACTCTTCTTTTTTTCATCTTCTTTTAAAATAGGAAATGCTTTATTTAATTTATTACTAATATAAATTTCAAATTTTTCATACTTAAAAGTTGTTTCAATAGATACTTTTTTACCATCACCTCCTTGTGATAACATAATTTCTTTAATTACATAATTAAGCATTTCAGGAGTTAAATAAAAATTAGATCTTTTATCTTGACGAAGTTCCAAATTTTCAATTGTTTTACCTTTCTTTTCAGAATATTTTCCAGATTCTGGGAAAGCGATACCAAAAAGATAATTATAAAAGTATTTAAGATTATTAATTGTGATTGTAATTTTATTTGAAATCCAATTTTTAATTACTTCATTTTTCATAAATGGAACAAGTTCATCTTCTCTTTCTTTATTTTCATTTATATATTGTATCTTATATTTAATTTTTTCTCTTAATTCTTGTAATAATTTCCCATATACATTTGAACTATCTAATCTTTTATTAAATTCAAATGAAAATCCATTATTTGATTTTGAATATTGTAATCCTATTAAATTTCTATAAACAATTTCTGTATCTCCCGTTTTTAATAATTCATTAACAAATTCTGGATATTTTGTTCTAATATAATCCAAAATAAATGATACCGCTATTTTATATTGTTCAATAACATAATTGACAATTCCAATATTAATAACTTCTAATTCTCCCTTGGAATTAATTCTATTTTTTCTTAAAGCAACTGATCCTTTAACATCCTCATATTCTTTTCTTTCAGCAATTTCATAATGAGATAAACATTTATTAAATACTGTTTCAAAATATACACGAATAGCATGATCCCATTTTAAATTTCGTATTTTAATTTGTTCCTCTGGACGACATAATAATTTTGTATAAACATAATGATTAATATTTAAATACGTAATTGTTTTTTCTACATATTTTACTAATTTCTTATGTCCCGTTTTTCTCTCATATTCTTCATCTTCTTTTTCATTTTCTTCATCTTCTTTTAATATTTTTTTTTCTTGTTTTTCATTAATAGGAATTTTTTCTACATTTAAATTTTTCAAAAGATATGTTGGATTTAAAATAGAATTTGGTGGAATAACATATATATTCCTTCCATCTTCTGTTGTAATATTCCCATATTTAAATTCACCAACATCTCTATGTAATTCTCTTTCATCTATAAATTGATCTGGTTCAATTATTTCCGAATTAACAGAAGATAAAGATAATCCTCTATGATGTTCAGATTCCTTTTCTTCATTTTGTTTAGCAAAACTAAAATCAACAAGATCAGTAAAATCAATAGGATTTGCCATATTATTAATATACTAGTATATTAATAATTTAATTTTTTTATATTTATCAGTTTTTTATTATCTATTTCCGAATATTTTACATATTTATAAATTTATCAATTACTACTTTCATTTCCTTTTTTTTTATATAATAATTATGATTATTATTAATTCCTCTACTAGTTCTACTATAATATGAGGTAATTGTAAATTCATGATTATATCCTTTTAAAACCTTTTCTATATTAATAGTTCTAAAATCTGTAAATGAATCATACACATAAAACCATTCATATCTATATTTATATTTATCATATATTAACGAAGAAATAAATGTAGTAATTTGATCTAAATTAGCAAATGTATATTTATTATTTTTTAAAATTCCATTATAAGTTCTTTTTAAACTATTTTCTCTTTGTTCTGAAACTTGAAAATAATTATTTGATAAATATTTATCAATTAAATTTACAATATTTAAATTTAACTTCATATTTCCTTTTTCTTTTTATTTTAAAAAAAAATAATTGTCAGTTTTTTACCAATCATTAATATATATACTATGATCATAACAACAAAAATTTGTAATTTCATCAGAAGAAATATATATTAAATTATTACATTTAATACATTTATTCATTAAATATTTTACAATTATTCCACTTATGTTTTTACTAATATTACATTCTGACAATAGATCAATATAATTTTTCTTTTTTCTATTATCAAAAGAGTGTTCAAGTTTCTCTCCTATATAAATCAATAATATTGATAATAAAAAAAGAAATATTAAAAATAAAAGTTCGAGTGAACTTTTATTGGATTCTGTTATAAATGGAATCATTCAGAATAAATGAAAAATTATTTAATAATTATTAAATAATTAGTTTTTAAATAATATAAGTTAAACATTCCAATTTTTTCCAATTCCATTAACATAAGTCATAAGATCTTTTGGAGATCTATCTCCTTTATAATAGGAATATGGTTGTCTATTATAAAATCCGATAATTGTTGGAAATCCTTCAACTTTAAATTTCCAATTACTCATCATATTTCTCATTTCTTCTGTTGGAGAAGAAAGATTTAATGCCATAAATTTAACATTTTTTACATTTTTTGATAAATCTATAAATGTTGGTTTAACATGTTGACAATGACCGCACCAAGATGCGTAAAAAAGAATTACACCTTTACCGTCAGTATTCATTAAATTTCCTTTTTGATCAAAATCTTTGACAAAAACTTCCTTAACATTACTTCCAGAGAAATCGAATTTTTCAGACATTTTAATTAACAAAATATTATTTATTTTTAATAATTTATTTTAATAAATTATAATTTATAATTAAATAAAATATTTATATTTCTTTTCATTTGATCTTTTAAATTTGAAATTTTAACTAATAAATCTCTATTTGGTCTTTCTTTATCTTCTTTTATATAAAAATCATCTTTTTTCCATAATTTAATCCAATTTTCAACACATTCTGCTGTAAATAAATGTGGAATATATACTATAATTTTACATCCATTTGTATTTTTAAAATATTCATAAATTTCAATTATCAATAATAAATATAATCTCATTGGATCTTTTTCATTTTCCATTATTGTTCCAATGACACTTATAACTGGATTATTGATTTTAAATTCCCATTTGTCATATAAAACTTTTCCAATAACTATTATTTTTTCTTCTTCTTTGATTTCATTTTCTTTACTCATTTTTATAAATTATTAATTAAATAAAAACTAATTTATTTAATTATTAGTTTTTATTTAATTAATAATGTCTGATCGTAAAGAATATTGAAGATTTTGAAAAGAGAAAACAAATAAAAATATGTGATAAATGCGAATTAAATTATTATGCAGGTAGTAATATTAGGAAGATTATGTTTTTGTAATTCACGTAATAATATTTTGATGAAAGTGTTTTACAATCCTTTAAATATATGTCAAAAAAAAAATTAATGATTAAAAAATAAATGATCAAAAGTTAAACTATTAAAAAAAAATTAAATTAGAAATATTTTATAAATAAATTTATTTTATAAAATAAATGATCAAAAGTTAAACTATTAAAAAAAATTAAATTAGAAATATTTTATAAATTTATTTATTTTATAAATTAAATAATCAAAAGTTAAACTATTAGAAAAAATTTATTTTATAAAAATTAAAATGAATGATCATAAAGTTAAATGATCAAAAAATTTAAAATGAATGATCATAAAATTAAAAAGTTAAACTATTAAAAAATAAAATTAGAACTATTTTATAAATTAAATAATCAAAAGTTTAACTTTTTTAGAAAAATAAAAAAGTTAAACTTTTTTATAAAATAAATAAATTTTATAAAAATTAAAATGAATGATCATAAAATTAAAATGAATGATCATAAAGTTAAATGATCAAAAAAATTAAAAAGTTAAAATAGTTTATAAAATTTATTTATTTTATAAATTAAACTATTAAAATAAAATTAGAATTATTTTATAAATTAAACTATTAAAAAATTAAAAATGAATGATCAAAAGTTAAACTATTAAAAATAAAATTAGAATTATTTTATAAATTAAACTATTAAAAGTTAAACTATTAAAAATAAAATTAGAATTATTTTATAAATTAAACTATTAAAAAATTAAAAATGAATGATCAAAAGTTAAACTATTAAAATAAAATTAGAATTATTTTATAAATTAAATAATTCTAAAAATAATAATGAATGATCAAAAGTTAAACTATTAAAATAAAATTGGAATTATTTTATAAATTAAATAATTCCAAAAAAAAGTTAAACTATTAAAAAAATTAAATTAAATGATCAAAAGTTAAAAAGTTAAACTATTAGAAAAAGTTAAAATTAAAGTTAAATAGTTAAATGATTGAATAAAATAAATTAACTAAATATTAACTAAATAATTCTAAAATTAAATTTTTAAATGTTTTAAAGTTAAAATATCACTGTTAATATTTTTTATTTTTTCGATATCAATGTAATCTAAATTTAAAATTAATTTAAAAATTTGATCATAAATATCATTGATTTCTTTACTATTTAAAATACATAATTGTATTGGATTATATATTTCGTTATAAAGATCAAATTGATGATCAAACTTTTTATGATTTGATAAAATAAAAATAGCGAATTTTGGATTTTTTAATATTGATAAATATAATAAATTTTGATTCATTACTGTTAATGATTCATTTGTATTTCCTATATAAATTAATTTATTAATATTTTCTTCTTTTTCATATATTTGTTTTCCAAAATTTAATAAATTTAAATCTATATTGTTCCATTTTTCCATATAAATTGTATATAATTCTTCGTATTTTTTGAGGTTAAGTTCAATTTTACTATTAATATATTTAGTTATAAATTTTGAAAAGATTTTAGTATGATCAATAGTTAATTCATAAATAGGATTTGCGATTTCTTTTAACATTAAATTATATTTTTTAAGAAATTGTTCATTTTGTTTTTCATTATCTATTGAATTATAAATAAATTTATAAAAATAAAAATGTGAATATGTAAATGAACTTGAATCTTTATCCATTATTATTTTTATTGTTTTATAATCAAACATTGCTATTGATATTTTTAATGCGTCACATCCATATGTAGTATATTTTAAATCTACATCTTTTTGATCTAATAACTGATCAATTACTTTAGACATTGTATCTTGTTCTTTATTATCACATGTTCTATATCTTCCTTTTAAAATAACTGCCATTAAAGGTGATAATTTATATTTATATTGACTTGGTTTATTAATATCCAACTTTAATTCGTTTTTATTATTTAACAAGGCTAACGATCCAATAGAAGAACAATTGAAAATAGTCCATAAAAATAAAGTATTTTTAAAAATGGTTGTATATTTATTTACATCATAATTGGTATTTTTTAAATAATTTATAGTTTCATCTATCAAAATTCCATTTGATAATCGTTGTCTAATTTTATTATCATCCATTTACAATATTAATTTATATTAATAAATAAATTTTAAAAAATAAAACTGAAATTATTTAAACTTTATTTCAAATTAAACTAAACTTTATAATTTAACATTTAAAATGACAGAAGTTAAAAAATCGATGAATGATCTTAATGATGAATTGGAACAAAATAAATTATATCAACTTCTTCATAATTTAATTAATACTTATGAACCATATCTTATGATTTCTAATTTTAAAAATCTTGGAGTTTATATTAAACTTTCACTTGAATCTGATAAAATGAGACAATGGATGTCAAATGATATGGAATATATGATGCTTGAAAATTCATTTTATTTTTATAATAATATGGAAAAATTTGATCTTGATAATATTAAAAATAATAAAATTTCTATTTATTTTGAAGATATTGGGAAAAATTCAGTATTTAGAAAATATTTTTACAAATGGTATTCTATCATTAATCTAAAAAATTAATTAATTAAAACTAAAAATTTATAATTTTATATTATAAATTTCATATATTTTTTCATATTAAAAAAATGTCTTCTAATTTTATGAGAAGAAAATTTACGGAAGAAGAAATTACAGATGTTTTATCATTTATTAAAACATCACCAAATATTCCTTTAGAAATTTCAGAAGCAAATATAGAGAGAATTAAATTAGGATTAAAAAGTCAAATATATAAATGTGATATAATTCCAGAAGTTATTCCAACTTTTAAAAAAGAATTAGAAAATGCTTATTATAAGGCATTAATTGAAGCAGGAGAAATGGTAGGGATTTTAGCAGGCACATATTTGGCAGAGATAGTAACACAACTTACATTGAATGCTTTCCATTTCGCGGGAATATCAACATTTTCAATTGCGTTAGGAGTTCCAAGATTACAAGAATTATTAAATTGCACAAAGATAATAAAACAACCATCAATGACTCTTTTTTTTAAAAAAGAAATAGAAGATAAAATGAATATTTTAAAGAAAAATAAATATAATATTGATTATAATGAATTACAAAAAATAGAAGATAAAAAAATTAAAGAAATAAAAGAATTAGAATTAAAAAGTAAAAATGAATTATTAGAAGAAGAATATAAAATATTTAAAGAAATTGAAGAAATTACATTATTTGAATTGTTAGATAAAAATTTTTTAATTAATGGACATGAAAAAGTGAATGAATTTAAATTACAAAAACCAGTTATTTCTTATAATAGAATATTAACAGATATAGAAGAACAATGGTATGATGTATATTATGAATTATATGATGATGTAGTCAGAGAAGCAGAATATAGTTGGAGTATAAGATTAGTATTTAATAAAGATAAATTATATGAAAAAAATATAACATTATTAGAAGTTTCAAAAAAAATAGAAATATTTAGAGATTTATATTGTGTTGTATCCCCAGATAATATTGGTATCATTGATGTTTATGTAGATTGTGAAAAAATTGATATACCACAAGATAAAGAATGGATCAATGATGATAATAAAAGTTTAATTTTTATAGAAACAGTTGTTATTGATTATTTAATGGATTTATTAGTTAAAGGAGTTGATGGAATTAAAAATATATATTTTAAAAAAGAAGATAATAAATGGATAAATGAAACCGATGGAAGTAATTTACAAGAAATTTTCAATTATGATTATTTCGATCATACCAAAGTATTAACTAATGATATTTGGGAAGTTTATAGAGTATTTGGAATTGAAGCCACCAGAAATGTATTACTAATTGAATTTAAAAAAATCATTGCTAACAGTTTCATTTTTAACTGTCATATTGACAATCTTTGTGACGCAATGACACATACTGGTAAAATCACAAGTGTATCTCGTTATGGTATTGATAAAGATGAAGCTGGACCTTTAACAACAGCATCTTTTGAAGAACCATTTAAATGTTTATTAAATGCTGGTGTCAATCAAAAAATTGAAGAAATTGAAGGTGTAAGTTCTTGTGTAATTACAGGACAATTTTCGAAAATAGGAACAGGTGCTTTTGATATATTATACAATACTAATTTAAATGAAAATGAGAATGAAAATAAAACTTATAATTTAATGAACTCTCTAAATCCAAATATTAAATCGAAAACAAAAGAATTAAAAACTGAAATAATTAAAGAAATTAAAGAAATTAAAAAGGAAGAAATTAAAAAAGAAGAAATTAAAAATAATGATTTAGAACTCGATTTTTCATCATCAGATGATGATTTATCACCCAAAAAATCGAGATCACCATCACCATCTCCAATTTTTAAAAAGAAATTGATAATTAAAAAACAAAAAAAATCTATAAAAAAAGAAAAGGGAAAATCATATAGTTTAGATGAAACAATTGGTGATGATGTAATGGAAATTTATTAATTACTTTGAAATAATTAATTATATTTTAAATAATTAATTATTTATTTATAAATGGGTAATCAACAACATAAATATCAACAAAATCAACAAAATCAACAAAAACATTGTGATTCAGTTAATTGTAAAGTTCATAATAATGAATCAAAAAAAGAAGAGTTTTATCAAGTATCTGAAATAAAAGGTAAAGAAGAAATGGAAAATGAAGAAACAAAAGATATGATTTATAAAGGTATTTATAATTATTTCTCACCAAATCTTTTGTTTACCAAAGTTGAAAACAAAAGATTGAATGGTAAATCTTATTCCATTTATTATGCTAAATTAGATTGTATGTTATTATGTAATGATAAAAGATATTTAATAGCAATTATTCCATATGATATGATGATTGGTGGAACAGAAAATAAATTATCAGATTTAAAATGGATATCATTTCAAACTATTACATTTATTAAAGATCCAATTTTTAAAATTAAAAGATTATCAGAAATTGGTGAACATACAGTTAATTTAGAATTAAAAGGTCAAAATTATAATGTTAATAATAATGAAATTACAAAAAGTATAATTGAAATAGAAAAAAGAGATGATGACAAAAATATTTATATTGTTCCTAAATATCCATTATTACAAATTTCTTTATTTACCACAACTGGAAAAAATGAATATGCTAATAAAACAACAATAGCTTCTGCTTTAGAAACATTTAATTCCGTTTTATCATTTATTTAAACTTTATTAAAAACTGATTTATTAATGTTAATAGATAAAATTTTATTAAAATGAAATATTTAATAAATCATAGAAAAGTTATATCAGTTACAACTTTAAATAAAAATTTATGTGGTATTGTTTCTAATTATGTAAATTATACAATAAATAATTTAATATCAATATTACATAATAACGATTCTAAAAAAACTGGTGTAAGATTGAGAAATAATATGTTTTTAATTGATATTATAGTATTATGTATTAAATTAGGATTTAATGGATTTTACATTGAAAATACAAATAAACATACGATAGATCTTATAAATATACATTATAAAAAACATGAAATAAATGAATCTGTAAAAATTATAAAGAATCATCATGATAATAAATCATTTTTTGGAATTAAAAATGATAAAATTAATAATTATATCAATCTTGTATCATTAGGAGTTTTTGAAACTGTTAAAATATAAAAACTGATTTATTAATGTTAATAGATAAAATTTTATTAAAATGAAATATTTAATAAATCATAGAAAAGTTATATCAGTCACAACTTTAAATAAAAATTTATGTGGTATCATTTCTAATTATGTAAATTATACACAAATTTTTTTAAAATCAATATTAAATAATAATGATTTAAAAAAAAATTGTATGAAGTTGAGAAATAATATGTTTTTAAATGATATTATAGTATTATGTGTTAAATTAGGATATAATGGATTTTATATTGATGATATGAATAAAAATGCGATGAATATTATGAATTGGTATTATAAAAATCATGAAATGAATGAATATATGAAAATTATAAAGGAACATCATGATAATAAATTTTATTTTGGAATTAAAGATGATAAAATTAATAATAACTTTATCAATATTTTATCATTAGGAGTTTTTGAAACTGTTAAAATATAAAAACTGATTTATTAATGTTAATAGATGAAATTTTATTGAAATGAAATTTTTAATAAAAGGCACAACTTTGAATAAAAATTTATGTGGTATTATTTCTAATTATGTAAATTATACAAGAAATAATTTAATATCAATTTTAAAAACTAATAATTTTATGAATACTAAAATAAGATTAAAAAATAATATAACTATTATTGATATTATAGTATTATGTGGTAAAGTCGGAGGTTGGGGATTTTACATTGAAAATACAAATACAAATAATTATTAAAATTAAATAAATATTGAATGTATTTTTATTGATATTAAAATTAATTATGAATTAATAAAATTGATTAAAAAAATAAAATAATTTTATATAATTATCAATGCCTTTTAAAAAAACAATCATCATAACTTTATTAGTTATTGGATTTGTTTCTATAATCGCAATTTTACTCACAAATCAAAAACGAAAGACCAAAAAGAAAGAAAACTCAAACACTTTAAAATATTCCAAAAAAACAAATGAAAATTTCAGAGAAATCGAATTATCTCATGGTAATCCAGATATTTTTATAAATAAAGAAAAAGGTTTTTCACAATGGTCTACAAACGATATTTTTAAAGGAATTATTTTAAGAGATCAAGAAACAGATAATATCTACACAATATGTAAAATCAAATTATCATCACAACAAATTTTAACAATTAAAAACGATAAAATAGATTACGATCCAGTTAAAGAAGAATTACATATTAAAGGAAATTCAATCAGTGAAAATACGAAAACATTATACAATATATTATCAACAATTTTAAATAAAGATAATAATATTTATGATCTTATAACAGAAATTAATGAAAATAATAAAAATATCATAATTGATAATACAACCGAAATTAATAATGATTTTTAATTTTTAATATTAAGTATTAAAAATTAAGGAAATAAATATTTTTTCCATTCGCTAAATGAATAATTTCCATTATTGTATTTAGGAACAATGTATAATAAACCTTGATAAGTAATATATTCGACATCATCTAATATGATCAAATGACATGATGGAATAATAGTTTTATCACTATTAAAATTCAATAATGATTTAATTTTATTAAAATTATACAAAGTATCAAAATTTGTTTCGTATACAGCTAATTTTAATTCTTCAGATAATGACATTTTATATTTTTAGTTTTATTACTTTAAATATCAATTTATATTAAATATATTAAATTTTTATTTTTAATAACATTCATATAATCAGTTTTTAACAATTCATTGTTAATATTAATAATTGGTAATGGACTTTTTAAATTTTCAACCATTAATTGTAAACATTTATGACTTATATTAATGAGTGTTAAAGGACATTTCCCATTAGTAGAAACTATACTTTTTAAATAGGTCAATTTATGAACTACTTTTCTAATAGTTTTGTCTTTTACATTAAATTCAATAATCATTAAATTTGGAGCATTTGTATTATTTAATCCATTTTTTTTCTTTATAAAAATCATTTAATGTTTTAATATTTTTCATATCAATAACTCCTAATTGATCCAATGAAATTGGATCATCTGAATCTTCTATATCAAAAGGAGGCCATTTAAGATTAGAATTGAACATAGCAATAATATTTTCCAATAATCCAAATCTATTTTTTCCATGAAGAGGTCCTAATACGGAAATAACAGTCAATAAATTTTCCAAATCAATTTTAATATTTTCCAATTTTTCAGTTGCTAGAATATCATAACCAAGTAATATGTGTTCTTTATTAAAAATAATTCCACCATTATATGGTGTATGTGTATTTACAAAATCTATAAGAGTATTTCCTAATAAAATATCACCATTATATTCTTTTGATTCATATATTTCACCTGTTAACATCCTAATTTTTAATTTATATTTCTTCTTATCATTTTTTTAATTCAACTTTATTTTCAGTCATTTTTAACTTATATTTATATTATATAAATTTTAAATATTAGTTTTATTTAAAAATTTTAATATTTCCACTTATGACCACAACTTATACAGGTAATGAAGGAAGTCATTGGTTCATCGGCACTTCTCGTTTGAAGCTGGACTCGAGTTGTTTTACTTTTATTACATTTTTTACAAGTATCGATACCATCTTCTGCTTCAATTTCCATTGTAGATAATTTAAAAGTTGTCAAATATTTAAGTTGAGAATCGTTAAAAGATGTTGATTTAAAATTGATTTTATTATTTTGAAGATCTGTTAATATTATTCGTAATTTATCACGTGATAATATTATCTGTTTATTTCCATTTTCTTCATATGATGAGAGAATTAATCCATAAATATTGTTAAATGAATTTATCCAAAAATCAGAAAAATTTATATTAATATCATAAAAGGAATTTGAAAAAATTTTAACAACAGACTCAAATAATAATTTTTCAACAGATTCGGCTATTTTAGATATATGTCTAGAAAATAATTTCACAAACGATTTCCTAATTGATGATTTTTCTGGATTTTTCAAATTTATCTTACTTTTAAATTTAGAGTTTTCTCGATCTTCTTCTTTTTTATTTGCCTTTATATATTTCTTTTCTAATTTATTTCTTTTACTAACTTTAACAATTTTATCAACTTTAAATTCCTCTGTTATAAAATCATCATCAGCACCACCATCATCATCCACAAAATCTTCATTTGTATAATCTTCTTCAGGTTCTTCATCATCATCTTCAACATCTTCCTCATCAATAATTTCTTCTTCAACATTTTCTTCTTCTAAATCAACTTCTTCTTGTTCTCCATCATCAGAATTAACATCAGTTTCATCTGAATCAGACATTAAATAATTTAATTTTAAATTTATAAAATTAAATAAATTAGTTTTAATATAATAAATGGAATTATCAATACAAGATAAACAAGTCTACGACGAAAAACAAGAAAAATTATTACGATTAAAAACACACAATGTTAATATCTCCAATTTATATGAATTGGGAAAATCATTATCTCCTTATATTACTAATCTTAAATTAAATAATAATACTATAAATTCTGATCAATTCCAATTTCATACTAAATATAATATACCCTTCACAGAATCTAAAAATGTAAATATTGTTTTAAGTTCTCCATCAAATATAGAAAATAAACTTGATTATAATAAAAATGTTGAAATTAAAATAAATACTCCAAGTGGTAAAATAACAATAGAAAACGGTATTTGTTATTCTGGAAATTTTATTCGATTTAAATTAATAAATAATTTCATAAAAGAAAATAACAATATATTATTAACTATTAATAATTTCGATTCAACAACTATACCCGTTTTAGTTGTTGAAAAAATAGAATTAGGTTATTGTATAATTAGAATTTATAATTCAGGAACTGAAGATCTTCCTAATTTATATGATATCGCTTTTTTAATTATCTAAATAATATTGAAAAATAATTAAATCATTTTTATACTTTAATATTTTTCAATTTTTCATTAATATCATCCATATTAGTATCATCATCCTCTGATATTTGTTCAACCATTTTTGTCAATGATCCTAACAATTTTTTAACATTTAAACTTCCATTTTTTGTTTGACTCTGTGCTTGTCCCATCAAATCTGTCATTACACCAGATGACATTAATCCCATTAATGCGGACATTGGATTATTCATTTGTTCTTCAGATACATTATTTTGTAATTTATCAATTATATTTGATAAAAATTTACCTTCATTATCTTCTTTCTTATCTGAATTCATATTTTGTAGAATATTTTTTAATTCACTACTTGGATTTGTCATATATAATATCGTCAATAAATGATTCCAAATAATAACTTTATTACTTTCTTCCGCAATTTTAAAAATTGATACCATATCAATAAAAATCATATCCGAATAATTAATATTTTTAATCTCTTTTTCATTTTTATCTATAATTGTTTTTTCATTATTTTTACAATATTCAGTAATAATCTTAACATGATTTTCTATCGCTGTTTTATTTTTTATTGTTGTTGCTGATAACAATTTATTATATGCCTCTAATTCAAGTAAATTTTCACCATAAATACTTGTCATATCTCCAACAAACTCGGAAATGGCTTCAAATTTTTTCAAATTATCAAAAGACTTTACTTCTTTTTTTCCTTCCATTTTTCCTTTCTTTTCTTCCATTTTCAATTCTTTTTTATCTTGTTGAACTTTTTTTTGAAGGCGTTTTTTAATCTTATCCTTACGATCCATTAAATCGATAGTAATTTAATAATTTAAAATTATAATTATTAAATTTCTTTTTTTTAGACTATAATTATTTCATTTCATTTAATTTTTATTGTTTTAATAAAAATAATTCAAAATATATTAAATAGATGGATAAAGCAATTGTTCCATTCATAAAAGCAATCGCAGATAAAATATAAAAAAATATTGATGAGTGAATTGTATTTGCGAATAATACAACTTGATAATAATATACAATAATCATTAATACAGTAATATAAATACTTGTTGGATTTGACAAATCAATAAAACCTTCTAAAAAACATTTATCAAATAATAAATCATATTTATATACAATAGATTCCCATTTATATAATTGAACAGATCCAATTGTAAAATAAATAATAACATATAACATATTTTTAATTTTATATGATTTATATGAAAGATAATTTTTATGTAATAAATGTGATGGAAGAGAATTCACATATAATAAAACCATTGAATATAAAAGATGAATTCCTGGTATTAATGATAATTGTAAAAATTTAATAATAATTGTTCCTAAATTTATCTTTTCTAATTTAAAGGAATTAATAAAAGTTAATAATAAAACACCTAAATAATCTAAATACCATCCTTTAATTGCTAAATTTTCATTTACAGATTTCATATAATTATTATAATCAATTTTTTCATTCCAAAAATAAAAAGTAATACAAATTACAAGAAATTGTGATAATTTATATTGAGAAATTTCAATTATTTTAGAACTATAATTTTTTCCTTGGATTTTTATATTGAAAGGAATAAAAAAATTAATTATGGTATGACAAAATACAAAAAATAAAATTGTAAAAAATGGTAATACAAATGGTAAAAGAATAGATAAACATTTTTCTTCTAAAATAGATGAAAAAGTTAAATTCATTTATAAATTAAAAATTGTTTTAATTTATAAGAGACAAAATCAAATAAAAAATCAGTTTTTCTTAAAATAATTTATAATGTTTTTCTAGTTTACTTATAATTTCATTATATAATTTTATATTTGAATCTATATTTTTAAATTTACTTTACTATGTAAAGAGATAAACAATAATATAAATATATAAAATGTATTTTTCCATTAATATTAACATTTATTTTATTTTCAACTAATTCTTTCATATAATATATAATATAATGATTTTTTACATAAATATAATTAATATTTGTAAATTCAGATGATAATTCATTAATATTGTTAAATAAATTTAATAGCAACTTGGTTTTCAAGTAAATCATAACTATAAAAAACGTTATTATATTTATTAAGATATATAATTAATTTATCATTATCTATTTCATGAATGATATAAATTAAGTTTTCTGATAATTCATTTAATTTTTTTGAATTTTTTGAATCTTTTGAATCTTTTGAATCAGAGAATTTGATTGTAATTCTATTAAATAAATTTTCATTTTTATCAATACATAAAAAATCATTTTCACATTTATTACTAATATGTTTAATTTTATATAATTTTCTCAATAATAAATCCATCATATGAAAATGATTATTTACAATATAAAATCCACATTCATTTTCTAAATATTTTAATACTAATTTTTGTAAATTATTATTTAAAATTTTGTTAAAATATTCTTCCATTTTAATTTAATTTTTGATTTATTAAATACTTAAAATGATTTAATAAATTAAAAATGATTTATTAAATAACATTTAACATTATTTAAACAATTCATAAAATGGAATCAAAAATTTTAGAACCAATTGAATACAAAGGAATTAAAAAAATTATATTTGAACATAAGAAAAATCTCTTGCTCCATTCGCTTGGTGGGACTGGAAAGAGCCAAGTCCTAATTTGTATTAAGCGCGATTGTGAATTAAAAAATATCAAATGTTATACTACTTCAACTACGGGTGTCTCGGCCTTCAACATACGAGGATCCACTATTCATAGATTTTCTGGTATAGGTATTGGAACAGGTACATTGGATCTCATAAAGAAAAAAATATCAAAAAATATTGATTGTGTTAAAAGAATAAAAGATTGTCAATTACTAATTTTAGATGAAATTAGTATGTTGGGATTAAAAACTTTTGAATTAATAGATAAAGTTTTTAAACACTTTCGAAGAAGTAGACTTCCATTTGGAGGAATACAAGTTGTTATTAGTGGAGATTTTCTTCAATTACCTCCAGTTGGTGATGAATATTGTTTTGAGAGTAATTTATGGGAAGAATTAGATTTTGAAGTAATTAAGATGAAAAGACCATATCGATATTTAAATATGAAAAACCCAAAAATAGGATTAAAACATTTTGAATTATTAAAAAGAGTTAGATTAGGAAAACCAACAAAAGAAGATATTAAATTACTAAAAACAAGAGAAGATGCTTATCATGAATATAAAAAAGTGATAGATAATCCTGTAAAATCTATTTCTGAATATACAAAGATAAATAAAAATGTATGTAGAATTATTGAAAAATTTGTAGATTTTGAATCCGTAATTAAACCAACAATGTTATTTTCAACCAAAGTAGATACAAATGCTTTTAATAAAAACGAATTAGATAAAATTAAAGAAAAAGAATATGTTTTTATTGCTAAAGATTATGCTTCAAATACTGAAACAGAAGAGGAATTAGATGTTGAAGATATGAAATATTATAAAGAAAATATGGATACTTTTATTCCTAATAAAATTGTATTAAAAGAAAAAGCTCAAGTAATTTTGGTTAAAAATATAGATGTAGAAATAGGATTATCAAATGGTGCTAGAGGAATTGTATTAGAAATTAAAATGAATGAAGATAATACCCCAATTGTAAAAGTTTTATTTAAACATGGAATTACCGAAAATATTCCTATTTGCGACTTTACCGACGAATTTAACAAGATTAAATATATACGTAAACAAATTCCTTTAATTTTGGGATTTGCCTCGACAATCCATAAAAGTCAGGGGATGACTCTTGATTATGCGTCTATGGATTTAGGATCATCTTTATTTCAAGAAGCATTAGGATACGTTGCTTTATCAAGAGTAAGAGAATTAGATGGTATTTTAATTGTAAAATTAATTCCAAGTAAAATAAAAGCAAATAAACGTGGGTTAGAATTTGAAGAATCCTTAAATGATTAAAATTATAATTATTATTTAGTAATTATAATTTCATAGTAAATTAAATTAGATTGTAAAATTATAGGTAATTTGTAATATTTTTAATAAGTATTTTTTTTAAAACAGATTTTAATTCTTGTTTTGTTAATTCTTTATTTAATAATAATTTATGATTATCATATAAATTTTTCTTTTTACTTATATAAATAACTGTTGGATATTTGTAAGATTTCATATATTTTATTAATTCTTGTTTCCAATTAATATTATCTTTCCAAACATCTTCTTGTGATATTCTTATAATCGTTATATTATTATTTAATGCTTTTCTCATCTTAAATACATCATTTTTTTGTATAATTTCAGGGGTTTTGTTATAATAAACTTTATCAATATGTTGTCTTCCATCAAGTTCAATTATTAATTTTAATTTTTTGATATAAAAATCAAAAGGAAGTGTTAATATATTTTTACACCATTTAAATCGTTTTTCTCTTATAATTAAAATTTTTTTATTATCAATCATACATTTATAATAATCGGTAAAAAAATCATGTAATTTATTTTCAGTCTTTTTTTTACAATATGAACATCCATAACCTCTATTAGCGTCTCCAAGTCGAATACTAAAATGTTTGCCACAATCTTTTTTATCACATATGAATGAAAATTTTTTATTTGAATTTAAAAATACTTCTTCAGGAGTTAATAAATTTTTCTCAAAATCCCATAATTTACTCATTGGATGTATTGAAAAACTTTTAGATAAGCATATTTTACATTTTAATTTAATATCACACATTTTTTGATGTGCACAGTATGGACATCCATTATCCCTATTTATATATGTTTCATACGAGTGTTTACATGTCTTTATATCACATAACATCCAATAATATGAATTGGAATTCAAAGCAATATCTCTTGGTTTTATTTTTCCATTTTTAGTTGGATGCCATAATTTTGCTTTTGGATGTGAGGCAAAACTATTATTAAAACAATGTATACATTTGTTATCACAACATCTTTTTTGTTGAGGTATACAACAAAATGGACACCAACTATCGTTTTGGCTAATATTTTTCAAAATACTTTCAAATAAATGGTTACATAAATCTTTATTACAATTGAACTTAAAAATTTTATGACTATTTTTTGTTACAAATTGAGGTTTTAATATATTTTTATTTGACCAATATCTACTTCTGTAATTTGAAGCAAAACTTCTATTATAACAATAATAACATTTCCCACAAAGTTTAGAAACTCCTTTTTTATTTTTACATTCTTTTATTTTTGGTAATGTTTCACATAATTTTTTATGTTCACAATCAAAACAATTATCATATTTACGAAAAATATCCCAAGAATGTTCTAAATTATGTTCACAACAGTTGTATTGAAATGTAAAAATCACAATTATGTTATAAATAACATTTCCAATTATTGTTAATAAAGTCATAATTTATATTTTTTATATAATAAAAATTATTAAATCATTTTTATTTATTATTTTTAACTTTTTTAAATTGTGAAATTATAACTAACTGAACGATCTAAACTGACTTTCATAGGACCTAGACGAGAATATATGGTTCCTCTCATTGGAGGAATTATTTCACTATTACTCAATGATTTAATTTGTTCTGGAAGTTCAATCTCTGCCCCGTTTAATAAAGTGGCTTTGAATCTATACTCATTTTGTTTATCAGTATCGGTCCTATATAATGTAAATATATCTTTATCTTCATCTAAAAATGTCTTTTCTGCTGATAAATATCCAATCTTTACCCATTTACAATTTGGTTGATCTGTAATATTCAAGTTTCCAAATGTCATTTCTCCATTCTTAAAATTTGCTAATTTATATCCATTTAAATAACTTTCCGTTAAATAATTATTAATCTCATTATCTTCAATTGAAACCGGTGTTAAAGCGGTAATAGCATCAGGAATTTGTATATATGGAGTGTTATTTTTAGGTTTTATATAAGGTTCGTTTAATCCATAAAAATCTTTATATGATTTTTCTGTCTGATTTGACAAAATGCCAATAGGCCATTTTTCTTGATATCTTATATTATCGGGTTGTTTGTTATTATTTTTTTTAGATTTAAGATCTTTGAACGATTCTTTTTTAAAAAAAAGAGAAAGTAATAAAATAAGAATTATACCTACAAAAAGATATAAAATTAACTGTTTACTATTCATTTCAAATATTAATTATTATTTAGATAATTAATATTATTAATTTTTTCCAAAATTTATTTAATCTGTCATTAATTATTTCATTTCAATATTAAAAATTATAACTTATTATTTTTCAATAATATTTTCTTTATTGACGATTATCGTAATATTACCACTTTTTTAACCGAAAAATGACGATTCTGCAAATCTAGGAGTTTCTCCATTATATCTATAGCTCATGCCATTATTGTCTTCAGTATACATAAATGAATAGGCGTTTCGTTCCGGTTGATATCCTTCTTTAGATTTCATAACCAATAACGTAATAAAAATAGATAATAATGACAAACTTAATAAAATAATAAATGGATAATTCATTTATTATTATAAATCATTATTTTTTATTATTAATGATTTTTAGATTTAATGATTTTTAGATTCATTAATCAAATAAAATGAATTAAATGTTTAAATAAAAATGATCAAATAAAATGAATTAAACGGTTAACAATTTTGGTAATTTTGGATTAATTTCGATTTCATAGAAATTTTCACCATTATTATATTTTTTTGCTAATGATTTATTATTTGTTAAATACTTGGACAAATTTCTTGAATCTTCATATTCTGTATTCAAATATATTGTCTTACTCATATTTAAACCATCATGTTTAAATATAGTAAAAGAATCAATATGTCGAAACACTTCATTTTGAAAATATTTTTTTTGTATATTTCCAACTATTGATAAAAATGAATTAATCATATATCGAAGTAAATATCGTTTTGCTAATTTTTTACTTGTAAATAATCCAATAAAATTATATCCCCATAACATAATTAGAATTTTATTTAATTTTTTTGAATAATCGGTTTCTAATTTTTTTTAGAAATTCATAAGTTAATCCCATATAATTATCTATAATTTTAATCATATTTATATTTAATTTTGTATTTTCTTTCAATAAATTCATTTAATAACAGATGCGTTCCAGAAATGATAAAAGTTCAAGTGAAATTTATTAATAAAATTAGTTTTTTATAAAGGTAAATTTAAATTTAATGAAATTGGATCAATTATTATATTATATAATTTATTTCCTGAATCTTTCTTTGCTAATATTTCATCATTTGTAAAATAATTTTGAGGAATATGATTATGTCTTTTATTTAGAATAAAATAAATTGGCATATTAGGATTAATATGATCACATATTATAAATTCATAATCTTTAATTTTTTGAAATACTTGAGTATTAAAGTCTTTTTTTGATAAATTATGATTTAATGATATATGATAATTAATTAAATATCGAATTAAATATTTTAATGCTAAATCTTTTGTCGAAAATAATCCTATAAATAAAGAATTACAAGTATCCCATAACATAATCGTATGAATTTTATTAATTTTTTGAAATTGTTCTTTTTCTATTTTTATTAAAAATTCAGTTGTTATTCCAACATAATCATCTATTATTTTTATTATATTCATATTTAATTTTGTATTTCTTATTAATGAATTCATTACATATAAGGAGATAAACAATTTATTAAAATATCAGTTTTATAGTTGGATTTAATTTGATTTCTATTAATGTATCAAAAGAATCTTTTATTGCTAATTTTTTATCATTTGTTAAATATTTATTTACATTGTTAGTTTTATTCCATTTTTTTCTAAAATATACTTTATCTTTCATATTAATACTTATATTTATAAAATCGTAATATTTCATATCAATTGGAATGAAAAGATTTATATTTTCTTTTTTTGTGTTATTATCAATATAATAATTAATTAAATATCGAATTACATATTTAATTGCTAAATCTTTTGTTGAAAAAAATCCTATAAATTCAAATGTATTTTTGTTTATTACTATTATTGGATATGTGGTTATTTTTTTAAAACATTCACGTTCAATTTTGAATAAAAATTCACCACTTATATTTATATAAGAATCTATTATTTTGATCATATTTATATTTAATTTTGTATTTTCTTTTAATAAATTCATTAAACAATGATGATTATTTTATTATTACTTACTATTACTTACTATTACTTACTATGTAAGAGATAAACAATAAAGAGATAAATAATAAAAAGATAAACAATAAAGAGATAAATAATAAAAAGATAAACAATAAAGAGATAAATAATAAACGAGATAAATAATAAACGAGATAAACAATAACGATTTAAATTATGTAAGGATATAAATTAGTTTTTAATAAGTAAAATTAAATTAGTTTTTAATAAGTAAAATTAAATTTAGAATCTAATTGAATTTGATAATTATTAGGATTTACTATTTTATTCATTTTATATATATAATGACTCATATCATGTGTTAATTTATCTATTATACGATCTGAATAATTAGAATCATTTATATAATAAATTGAATTTTTTTGATTTAAATGATAAACACTGATTATATTGTAATCATTTAATTCATAATAAATAATAAGATCCATATTATTATTAATTTCATTTGTATTAATCAAATTTTGATTAATTATATGGTCAATCATATATTGTTCTGCCAATTTTCTACTTGTAAAAATTTCCAAAACTTTGTTCACAGTATCAACTAATAAAAATAATACATCTTGTCTAATCAAATCAAAAGCACATTCTCTTAATTTTAATATTTCTTCTGGATCAATTCTTATATATGATTTTACAAGGTTAATCAAATTTATATTTAATTTTGTATTTTCTTTTAATGAATTCATTTCTTAAAGATTTCCTAAAAAAATCTTATTAATTTAATTTTAAATATTTAAAATTAAATTAGTTTTATCGTGATGAATAAGCATTATATAATGAAAAATAATCAGCCCCTGATACATTATCACCTGATAAGCCATTATATCCATATCTAAAAGGACTTCCATATACAATTGTTTTTTCTTGACATCCTGTATTGTAATATTTCTTTTCTCCTTCTTTAACACTAACTACGGGAACAGAAGTGTTAGTGTATAAGGGAGGCCGGTTATTATAGAACATTACGAGATCAGCATAGTCATTAGCATTTGGCACATAATTCCCATCATTATATTGATTTGACATTTTCTCTGTGTTATATAAAGATTATTATTAATATTAGAAATAATAAAAAATAATAAAAATGTTTTTAATAATTAAGATAAAATGTTTGTTGTTGGAATTCCAATTTTGTTTTCATCTTTAGCAGGAGGATATTATTACTATTCTTCTTATCCAACCGATGCCAAAAAACTACCACAATTAATTCAAGATGAAATTAAAAAGGGAAGAATTGATAATCTTATTCCCCCAAATGAATGTGATGGAAAACAAGTAGAAGATAGTGAAAAAGAGAAAGAAAAAGGAATTATAAAATCAAATATAAATTTTAAAATTTTTAATTTGAATAATAAAAATGATCAAAATAATAAAAATAAAAGTATTAACTGGAATTTAATTTTCAAAATTATTAATGATAAAAAATTTATATTAACCAAAACTTCATTATTTAATAATATTTTAAACACAAAAAATGATAAACAAGAAGAAATCGAAATGAAATTATTTAATAAACCTATTAAAAAATATACAATCAGAAATTCTTCTGAAGATCCAGATTCAAAACAATTATATTTAAAAGAAAAATTAGTAAAGACATTTAAAAATACATATTTACATTATAAATTAGATAAACTTCGAAAAATTAAAAAAAGAGAAGAAGAAATGAAAAATACTTTAGATCGTTTATATAAATGTTTAGAAACTCATAATATCAAAATGACCAATATCAAAACAAATTTTAAAATTAAAGACCAACAATTAATCGCAAAAAATAATGAAATTAAAGAGAAAAATAAACTTTTAAAATTTCCTAAAAAAAATAAAAAAGATAAGAAACATAATATTAATCAACCTATTAAAAATAAAACTAATTAATTATTATTTCTATAAATTTTTATATTAAGAAATGAATATTCATAATGTTCAGAATGTTCAGAATGGTGGAAAAGTTTATTACATATTGAAAGATCATATAAATAATAATTTAATTAAGATAATTCAAAAGTATAATATTATTGATAAAAAAATCATTGATAAAAAAAATATAATAAATTTAAAATATAATTTTAAAATGAGTTATAATGAAATTAATTTTGTAAAATCGTATTTTAAATTATTAGAATATTGTAATTATAGATTTAAAATAGTAGATGATACTAATTTATTAGATGATAATCGATTTAGATAATTTTTATCTCTTATTGTTTATCTCTTATTGTTTATATCTTATTGTTTATATCTTATTGTTTATCTCTTACATAGTAAGTAATAGTAAGTAATAGTAAGTAATAGTAGGTAATAGAAAATAAAAACTGATTTTTTATAAATTTATTCCTTAAATTTATAAGTTATTCTCGAAATATTATAAAATGTGTGATAAAGTTGCGTGTGAAGAATATAAACAATGTTTTGCTCCGATCATTCCTATTACTAATTCTGATGTTTTTGATCAAAAAAGAGACAATTTTATTACAAGATGTCCTAATGAAATTATGAAAGGGTATCATTGTGAATCACATTTTGCTAAAGCAAATGAATTATATAAAAAATATAAGAAAACATGTAATACAGCATATAAATTACATCCTGAAAAAATCAATACTAATGAAGTTTCATCTATCCAAGATAGTATTCAATATTTATTCAAATGTCACGTTTGGTATGTTAATGCTTATAAAGATAGAATGGAACATAGAAATTATGCGTTTACTCCAGATACATCGAATTATGGACATAATAAACAATTTGAAATTATTCAAAATAAATTGGATATATGTAATGATAAATTACAAGAATTATTTATTAAATCGAAAGATAAACCAAAGAAAAATAGTAGAGAAAAAAAGAAAGAAATAAAAGAAGAAGTAAAAATAGAAGAAATTGGAGAAAATGAAAAGATTAAATTGGAAATTGAGGAATTTAAAAAGAAAAGAGTTGATGATGAGAAGGAAACACAAAAAATGATGGAATTATATATAAAAGAAAATAGAAAATTTTTGGATAAGAAATATACAGTGAGAGATAATTGTGTAAAAGCAATGAAAAAATTTATGAAATTAGTGACAGGAACTGATAAATTACATTTTCATTATTATGTTGGTCTTTTTAGAATATTAATGATATTAATTCCACTTGATTTCTTTAAACCTGATTTCGAACCTCCAAGATCAAAATGTCAATGTTGTCGTTATTTATCGATTGATGATAAATTAGATTGTAAATGTATTCAAAATTATAATAATTTAAATATATATTTGAATAAACATATAAAACATGATAGTTATGTTGAAAGATTAAAAGAAATTATAAATATATTGACAAATAATTGTAAAAAATTAATTTCTATATATGAAGATTTTGAAAAAATTTATAAATATAAAGGTGTTCAATCTCTCTATATTGAACTTAGTTTCAAATTTAATGAAAATCGTAATAATTATGAATTAATAGATCCAAGTGAAGAATAAAATAATAATTTTATAAAATTATAAAATTATTTAAAAATGATTTAATAAATAAATAAATAAATTAATTTTAACATAATGGATATTTCTCTAACAAACTTTAAATCTTATAAAAAGAAGAAAATTACTATAAAAGATATTGGATTAATTCTCTTTAATGGTGTGTCTGGAAAAGGAAAAACAACAATATTTGATGCTATATATTTTTGTTTATATGGAATTGGAAAAAAATTAATAAGTCATAATGAAAAAAAAATGGAAGTTTCCATCACTTTCAATGATCCTTCTTTAACAATAACTAGATCTAAAGGTCCATGTCGATTAGTTTTAATTAATTCAAAAGGAGAATTTGAAGATGATGTTGCTCAGGGAATAATAAACAATATTTTTGGTGATAATTTTTTATTAACTTCATATATTACAGAAGATTATGATGAAACGTTTTTGAAATTATCAGCATCTGATAAAATGATGTTTTTAGAAAAACAAGCATTTGGAAATGAAATTAATATTGATGAACTTAAAAAAATAACAAAAGAAGAAATTAAAAATAAAAAAGTAGAAGTTCAAAAAGCAACTTCTACTTTAGAAGTCATTCAATCTGAATTAAACAATTTAGAAGAACCTGATTATATTCCATTTCCTTTAAAAGGTCCATTAGAAGAACAAGAAGAAAGAATTAATAAATTTAACAAATTAATAGAAAAGAATAAAATAGAAAATAATCAAATTGAAAAAGAATTGAACAAATTAAAAAAAGAATATGATGTTTTATTATTAGAAGAAAAAAGATATGAACAATATGAAATTGATAAAAATAAAATACAATTAGAAATTTCAGATATTAAAACAAAATTAGAAACTGTAAAATATGATGATCAATTATTAGAAAAATTACAAACTCAATTAACATTTTTAAAAAATAAAGATTTATACAATTCTAAAAAATCAAAATTAAAAGAAAATCTCAAATATTATAAAGAATTACTTTCCAAAGAAATTGAAGAACAAAAAATTGAAAAAGAAAAAAATCAAACTGAATATGATACTCTAAAAACAATTGTTGATAAATATTCAAATATTTCAGATATTAAAAATATGAAAAAAGAAAATGAAAATAAATTAAAATTATTAATAGATAAACAAAATAAACTTAAACTTTATAACGATCTTTTAAAAGATCAAAAAACTGGAGAATTAAAAGATCTTAATGTATATAAAAGATTGTTATATGAAAAACAAGAATTATTTAATAAATTAAAAGATAAAATTCAACAAATTAGTTCTAGATTATCATTAATTCCTTGTCCTCATTGTTCTAAATCTCTTCTTTTATATAAAGATAAAATATCAAAAGCCGATGGAACAACTGTTTCAGAAGAAGATAAAAATCAATTAGTTAAAGATAAACAAGAATTAAAGAAATTAGAAAAAGAAATAATAGAAATTGAAACTTTAATTAAAAAAGTAAGTTTGATAGATATTGATCTTAATGAAATAATTAAACAATCAGATATTATTACTATTCAAAAAGAAATAACAGAATCTGAAACTAAAATCACTGAAATAACCACAAATACATATAAATTATCTTTATTATTAAAAAAAACAAACGAAAAACAGGAAATGAGTAAAACTTTAATTGATATGAAAAATAAATTAGTAAAGGATAAAAAAGAAGTTGCTGATTTAAAAAATGATAATTTCGAAGAATTAGAAGATAATGAAAAAGGAATAGAAGAAATAAGAGAAGAAATAATAAGTATAAATGAAAATAAAACAAGATTTAAAATGTTAACAGAACAGTTAAAATTAAATGAAAATAAAATAGAAAAGATAAATAAAGAACTTATTACAATAATTGAAAAAACAGTAAATAAAGAGAAAATAGAAACCGATATAAAAAATAAGAAAGAATTATTAAAGAATTTAAAAGAAGTTCAAAAAGATAATAGTAAAATGGAGAAAGAATTGAAAAAATATAATGAATATAAAATTGATAGAGATAATTTCAATAAATGGCAAACTAAATTTGACAATGCTAAATTAGTTGAAGAAGAAAAAACTAAAGAACTTTCAATAATAAATAAATATTGGAATAAGATATTAGAAACAGAAAGTATTGCAATATTAAACATTATTGAAACAATAAATCATAATGTTAATATGTTTTTATCTTCATTTTTTGAGGAAAATTCAATTAACGTTTCTTTATCTAGTTTCAAAGAAACAAAGAAATCTATTAAACCTGGAATAAATATTAACGTGTTTTATAAAAAAAAGGAGTTTGAATTATCATCATTATCAAAAGGAGAGAAATCAAGAATTAATCTGGCATTTCTATTAACATTAAATAATTTCACAAATTCAAAATTAATATTATTAGATGAATCTATAGGATCATTAGATGCTCAATTATGTGATGATATTTTAGAAATTCTTCGTCAACAGAACAAGATGGTATTAGTTATAGCACATCAAGTTAATACAGGAATTTTTACTGAAATTATAGATTTTGAATGAAATTATTATTTAGTAAATAATAATTTATTATTGAATTATTATTAAAAATTTAATCTTCAAATATAATTGTGATTTTTTGTTCTAACTCTAACTTCAAATTTTTCATTTTTAATTTATGTTTTTGAGGTTTTCGATGAGAATTTAAATTTGGTTTACAAATTATTGTTCCACATTCGCATTCTATTTTTTCTTCCTTTCTTTTTAATATTATATCTCTATTTTTTTCATAATATTTTTTAATTTTATCTTTATTTTTTTCATAATATTTTTTTTTACGAATTGATATTTTTTCTTTATTTTCATTTCTATATATTTTTTCTCTCTCTTTTATTTTATCTTTATTTTTTTCATGATATTCTTTATTTTGTTTTTTTAATTTATTTTTATTCTCTTCATAGTATTTTTTATTATATTGTTTATATTTTTCTTTAAATTCTTCTCTATATTTTTTTAAATATTCTAATCGTTGTTCATAACTCGTATATGCTTTTCTAATATTTAAAAGTGGTTTTAAATTATCTATTATTTTTTGTTCTTCTTTACGTAAATTTATATCAGTAATTTCTTCAAATTCTTTTACTATTTTCATATTCCATTGATAATTTACACCTTTCATTGTCGAATTAGTATGATTATTTTTTCGTTCTTCAAAATATCTAGTTGATCCTACATATAATATTATATTATCAACATTTGTAATAACATAAATACATCCATATTTTAATATTTTTATTCTCGAATAGATTATATGTCTATTATTTCCATAAGCTTTTCTGGAATTTAATGTTGGATTTAAACAATCAATCCATTCTTGTTCATTTTTTTTTAAATCTTCAACTTTTATATCTTCACATTCTTCAATAATTACAATTTCACATCCCTTAATATTTCTCATTATTCCCTTATTATGTTCTTTTTTTCTTTTATGAAAATTTCTTGTTGAACCAACATATAAACATGTATTATCTTCGATAATAATAATTTTATAAATACATCCATAATTATTATAATTATATTCTTCAAGTTCTTGTTCGATTGATTTTATCATATTTAAATCATTAAATATTTTTATTTTAATATTTAATTGTTTAGTATCGCTTTCGAATAAACTCATTTGAATTATTATTTTATAATATTAATCTTTAAATGTATTTATATCAATGTTATTTATTAATAAAATTAAATTAGTCAAAAATTTTTTTTAATTATCTATCTTCTGGTTTTAAGTATTTTATTCCTATTTTATTAAATATTTCTTTTTCATTTTTAACATTAAATCTTTTTTCTTTATTTGACAAATCAAATAATCCATATTGATTTAATAAATATCCTTGTTTTTTTGCTATCAATCTCATTTGTTGATTTGTTGATTTTGATCCTGTAAAATATAATAATGCGTAATACCAATCTTTTGGTCTTACTAATTCAATATCAAATCTTCTTACTGGTAATTTATTATCTATTAATGATATTTGTGATAATCCTGTAAATTTACTTTTTCCTTTTGTTAATTCTTCTATTATTAATCCAATTTCTTTGAAATGTTCAATAATCAAATTCATCAAATCTTCATTATCATAATTTTCTGTTAATTCTGTAATTAATACATCTATATCATTAGAAAATGACTTTTTTCTTCTATAACTTCCAGCAATAATAAACTTAAACTCATATTTATTTTTCGATTTTTTTGAATTATTCAAAGAATCTAATCCATATTTTATATATGGTTGATATCCACATTCAATTTCTTTTCTTGGAATCTTTAATAAGAGATCATCAATATATTGTAATCCGATTTTTTGAGTTCTATTTAATTTTATATCTGAAAGATCTTCTATAGTTCTATATCCTTTATCATACCAATTAATAGCAGTTTTATCGCCAACCCCTAATATAGTAGAAAATAAATCTACTATTTGTTCCTTTTCAGATTTTTTTGGTATTTTTGAAATTGCCTTTAATTTTTTCGTTTTTAATATTTCTATTATTTTTTCATATATTCTCTTTCCAATTCCTTTTAATTTTTTAATATTTGGAAGATCTTCATTTGTAATATCTATATTTATGGGTTTATATCTATTTAATATATTTTTAGCATTTGAATATGCTAAAAATCTAAATCGATCTCTTTTGCTTGCTTCTTTCAATATGTCTAAATTTTTTAATATTAATTCCTTATTCATATAATTAAATTAAGAAAATAATTTATTATTTATGATCATAAATAAATTAAGAAAATGGGTTTTTTAACAGATGATTTAATGGATATTGTATCTCAAATTGTAATTTTTATAATTATTATCAAAATATTATTTTAATAAAGAAAAAAAACTGATTTAAAATAAATTCTTTTATATTAATTAATTATAAATAAAAATTCATTTTGAATTTTTATCATTATCAACAAACAATGAATTTTAAACGTAAAGAACTCGTTCCCCAATTTTCATCATTTAAAGAATGTATTATTTATTTGATGAAAAATTATATGAAATTATCAGAAAAATATATTGATAAATGGACAACTCCTGAAAATATGAAAAGTTTTGAACAAGCATTTACTCATGAATCATATGATGATGATAAAGATGAGAAAGATAAAATTAATTCAAAAGAATTTAATTATGAATTTTTTGAATTAGTCGGAGATTCGTGTTTAAATAAAAATATAGTTTATTATTTACAAGATCGATTTCCTCAATTCAGAAATGCTGAAGGTGTTAAATATATCACTAAAATGAAATTACATGCTGTTTCTAAAGCGAATTATCATGTTATAGCAGATTCTTTGGGAATCTATCCCTGGATAAGGGCTTCAAAAGTATTTTTGGAAACTCAGAAATATAAATTATTAGAAGATTGTTTTGAAGCATTTGTTGGTGCTTTTGAATTAATGGTAAATAGATCATATGAACAATTAGGATGTTCATTAGTTTATCCATTAGTAAAAACAATTTTCGATAAATTAAACATTCCTACAACTCTTCGTGGATTATCTGATAATATTTCACAATTAAAAGAAGCAATTGATGATAAAAAAATTGGAAAAGTAATTTATGAAGATATTAAAATTCCAATTGAAAGTAAAGAAGGATGTGATGATCAATATAAACACCAAGTCAATGTTTATATTGTTTTTAAAGATACTTGTAATAAAGTTTTATATGGAACTGCTATTGCTTTTAAAACTATCGAAGCTAAAAAAGTTGGAGCATCACAAGCATTAGATAAATTAAGAAATGAAGGAAAAATAGGTAATTAAAAAACTAATTTTATTAATTAATTATTAATAAAATTATTAATAAAGTTCAAGTGAACTTTTATCCTTTCTGAAAAGACTCTGTTATTAATAAAATGAAATTAAATAAAAATTTAATTAATATAATTGTGAATTATATAGGATATTATAAAGACATTAATTTCGAAATTCCATTTTATCTCCCTACCGGTCGAAAAGACCGTGAGAAATATTCAGATAAAGTAGATTGGTCTAGTTTATCATATAATACAAATATACCTTTTACATTTTTTGAGAAACATATTTCTTCTTGTGAACAACGTGGTGTTCCGGATAAATTAGATTGGTCTATGTTATCATATAATACAAATATACCAGTTGAATTTTTTGAGAAACATATTTCTTCTTGTGAACAACGTGGTGTTCCAGATAAAGTTGATTGGTCTATGTTATCAGGAAATACAAATATTCCGGTTACATTCTTTGAGAAATATTTAGATAAAGTAAATTGGATTATGTTATCAAGAAATACAAATATTCCGGTTTCATTTTTTGAGAAACATATTTCTTCTTGTGAACAACTTGGTATTCCGGATAAAGTAAATTGGTCTTATTTATCAAGAAATACAAATATACCGATTACATTTTTTGAGAAATATTTGAATAAAGTAAATTGGTATAATTTATCAGGAAATACAAATATACCATATCAATTCTTTGAGAAACATTTGGATAAAGTAGATTGGTTTATGTTATCAGGAAATACAAATATACTATATCAATTCTTTGAGAAATATATTGATAAAGTAGATTGGTTTAATTTATCATTAAATACAAATATACCTTTTATATTCTTCGAGAAATATTTAGATAAAGTGGATTGGGATTATTTATCATTAAATACGAATATTCCAGTTTCATTCTTTGAGAAATATATTTCTTCTTGTGAACAACGTGATGTTCCAGATAAAATAAATTGGTCTATGTTATCAGGAAATACAAATATTCCGGTTACATTCTTTGAGAAACATATTTCTTTTTGTGAACAACGTGATGTTCCAGATAAAATAAATTGGTCTATGTTATCAGGAAATACAAATATACCGGTTACATTTTTTGAGAAACATATTTCTTCTTGTGAACAGCGTGGTGTTCCGAATAAAGTAGATTGGTTTATGTTATCAGGAAATAAAAATATACCGGTTACATTTTTTGAGAAACATATTTCTTCTTGTGAACAGCGTGATGTTCCGGATAAATTAAATTGGATTAATTTATCAAAAAATACAAATATACCTAAATATTATAATTTAAGAAAATTAAGAGAAATTATTTTATTAATAATATGATTATTTAAAATTTAACCCCAAATAAATTAAAATTCATTTAACTATTTTGATATGATTATATTATAATCATATCAATTCCAATAATGAGTAAACAAAAACCGAAAATAGTTAATACTCGTGTTAGGAAAAAAAATGAAAAAGAAACAAATGAAAATTATGATATTTTAACATTAGATGAAAAGATCAAAAATTTATTTAAAGATAATAAGAAAAATATAGAAACTTATAAAAAGAAATTAAAAGAAATTGATGAATCTATTGAAAATTCTGAAAAATTATCATATAGAGAAATTTTAAAATTAACCGAACAAAAAAAAGAATACGAAAATAAAATTGAAACTGTTGATGATGTTAATATTTTATCCGAATATTTAATGTTTTCTCAAAAAATTATTTGTAATTATGTTGATCATATTAAAAATCCAATTAAAGAATCTTTTATCAAAAAAGGTAATGTTGAATCTACTGATCAAAATAAAAAAAAGAATGAATTAATTCTTGAATTTTTAAATATTGCTAAAAAATATATTCCTATTGTAATTCCCACTTTTGAAGAAAAAATAAACAATAAATGTGAATGTGGTAGCACTGAATTTGATACACAAAATGATGAATCCAATTGTAAACAATGTGGAATATCTACAACTTTAATATCATCACAAACACAATTTAAAGATTCAGATCGTATCAATATGGATCAAAAATATAAATATGGAATGAAAGTTCATTTCAAAGACACTTTAAATCAATTCCAAGGGAAACAAAATAAATATATAGATAAAAAAGTCTATCAATATTTAGAAAAAGAATTTAAAACTCATGGTTTAGTTAATGAAGAAATTAAACTTAATTTATCCGATTGTAAAAATCAACAAGATTATAATAATAAACTTCGTTATCTAAAATATTCAAAAATAACAAAAGAATATTTAAAAATGTTCTTATCTGAAATTGGCTACAACAAAAATTATGAAGATGTCACCTTATTACATTATCATTATACTGGTATACGCCCTCACGATCTAAGTAAATACGAAAACGATCTTTTAGATGATTTTGATCTAGTCGAAGAAGCATACAAAAAACTCCCAATTGAGTATAACACGCGTCTTAATTTCCTCAATAATCAATATATACTTTTTCAACTATTAAGAAGAAGAAAATATAAATGTTCGATAAATGATTTCTCTTTGATCAAAACTATAGATAAAAAAATAGAACACGATGAAATATATGAACAAATCTGTCTTATTTTAGAATGGCAATTTATCCCTCTTTTCTAAATTATTTTATTAATTTTAATAAAATAATAAATGTTTGTTT